GTAGGTGAACCAGCGTGGCATGGACTGGGAACAGTCATTGAGAATGCACCTACAACTATGGATGCTATGCGTCTTGCTAAGATGGACTTCGGTGTAAAGCTTAGTGATCCTATAACAGCAGCGTATACACGCGATGGAGATGGATTGAGGAACTATACTAATCCAAGTAAGTTCCATGCTACTGTACGAGACGATACTAATGAAGTATTAGGTGTAGTTAATAAGAACTACAAGATCGTACAGAATAAGGAACTGTTTGAGATAGCTGATGCATTACCTAATGCTAAGGTAGAGACAGCAGGTACTCTGTTCAATGGAGCACAGTCATATGTCTTGATGAAGGATGATGAGTGGGCTGTCAACGGCAACGATGAGATGCATGAGTATCTCTGCCTTATGAACAGTCATAATGGTACGCTTAGTTTATCTGCACTACCTACCTCAATCAGGGTTGTATGTAACAACACATTGAGCTGGGCTATTAGTGAAGGATCACAGCGTATGATTAAGCTACGTCACAAGGGTGATATGAATGAGAAGATCCTTAGCCTTAAGGATGCACTAGAAGAATGGAAAGAACACAAGGCTGCATTCCGTGGTGTTGTCCAACAACTGGGCACCAAGAGATGGACTGCTGAAGAGATTCAATCCTTCTGGATAGACTGCTATGAGATGTTCGAAGGTGAGATACCAAGAGCACGTACATCTTATACACAAGAAGAACATAACTCTCGAAAGAAAGCTATGGCTACAATCCAAGGCTTTACTGAGACCTTTGATAAAGAGGTGAGAGAGTTTGGAAGAGACAGTGTATGGCTTGCTGCTAACGCAGTAACCAACTGGCTGCAACACAAGAAGCGTAGAACTACCGAGGCTACCATTGCTAATAAACTTATTGGTGATGCGAGCCGAGACTCTACTCGTGTGATGCGAAAGGCACTGACGCTAGTGTAAACTAGCAACACTGCTCGCGGACGGTGGTGTATAAAAAAAGTAGAACCGTAGCCTTGGACGGCTGGCAAAAGTCCCGAGTGATGGGCGTAACCCATCTACAATCTACGGGGGAGTAGTCAATCGCCTAAGGTACCGAAGCAGGATGAAACCGCAAGGCACTGCAAATGACTGCTCCCCCACCAATCCACGCTTTAATAGCGGATCAAGAGCCTAGCGAGGTTGAACCCCTACCAATGGGAGGCTCTCCGCGACAATCTAATGTTACCTTTCCCTTTAGCCCAAGTCGGTCAGCACTTATCTACAGGATTCCAGGTGTAGAGCCTATTGCAAATGTAGATATTTATCTTAACGGGGTTCTGTACTGGTTAACTTCGACACTGTGAATCGACCGCAATCGAAGAGGTAACAATAATATAAGTAGGGGTGGGCAGCTGGAGTGCACAGTTAAATATAGAGAAGCAGCTAACCCACCCCGAAATATATTTATAGAAAATGGGAAGTTTTTACTTGACAAATCAAAAAAGTATGGTATAATATACCTATGACTGATCCTGAACATGATCGAATGCCTTTAAGAATATGGCTAGTGATTATAATTTTAATTTTAATGTACATAAAAACCTGTGGAGATGTAATGGGACTAGACTATAGAGAAGATGGTAGATTTATTAAAGAAGATGGCGAAGCCCGTAAGCCAAAGAACGATCCGCATAATCCTAAGAATCTAATGAGGAGACAAAGAGACAAGGAGGGGGATGGCTATAATCAAGCCAAAGAAGGGTGGAGTCCAACAGCGTGGAATGATAGCGGTGCTGGTAAGGGAGACGCACCTAGACCACATGGTTGTTCGACAGAAGAGTGGGGATTGAAATATGATTTAGCTACCGGAAGAATAACTAAAGAAGAATTCGATAAAGGTATGGAGGAACTCAACTCTTGAAGTGGGCTAATGAAACAGATGTAACTAAGAGTAAAAGGCGGGGTGCTCAAGTAAAGTATGAAGAACAAGTACTTATGTATAGTCGTTCTAAATATTGGGATGAATATAATAGAGCACCTGATGAGGGTGTTCCAGAACAAGAGCTTCTTGATTCTTCTGTTAAAGAATTAAGAGATACTTATCAAGAGTGGATAGATAATGCCGTGTCTTCAACTAAGACACCGTCTTGGGTAAGACCTCTACTAGAATTGGGTGCATCTAAGATGGCCGATATAACTATACGAGCTGTCATGAGATGTTGGTTCTCTTCTAATTTCTGGGGACATACACTAGAAGATGATACTCATAACGCACCACTAGCTCAGACAGTTGCTAATTTAATAGCACAAGATAGTTCAGATATAATATCTTATCAGAATGCTAAGAGTAATAACAAAAGCGATTGGATGAGTCAATCCAAGTTCATTAAAAACTGGACAGAGAAAAGATGTAAAGCTTTTTCTAAAAAGATGGGCGAACATATTAAACTTGGTATAAAAGAGAAGCATAACTTTGGGCATAACATGTTACGTATAGCTGCGACTAGTAATATAATAAACATGGAGGTTCGCTCTGTTAGACGGGGTAGGTTATATAAGAAGTATAGCTTTGTAGAGTTTCATTCTTCTATACTATCTAAACTACACAACAAACATGCGTTACTACAGACTAGTACTCTAGTCTATAGGCCTATGCTTACGCCTCCTGAATTACATACCGAAGCGTCTAGTGGTGGGTATATACACAGAGATATGCGTAAGCCTGTAGTACAGAGATATAAATCTAACTACTGGGGTGATGATATTAAGGATCAGAAGTTTTCTGTTCCATCTAGCTTAGTATTAGATGGACTCAATGGTTTAATGTTAACTGAATGGGCTGTTAATGAGGATGTATTAGAAGTTATGACAAGCATGTTTGAAAATAATATGTGTGTTGCTAATCTTCCTGCCTATAATTTTGAAGAGTTTATGTATAATGTGGAGTATCCCTCTGATGGTACTAAAGTAGATAAAGCTATATGGTGTCAGCGTAGACAGGAAGCGTGGTCGGACTGGTATAGACAAGAACAATCTCGTGGACGTATGTTAATTAGATTACAATTAGCTAATGACCTTAAGAAGTGGGGGTATTTTTATCAAGTATATACTCTAGATTTTAGGGGACGGGCTTATACTATATGTGAACTGCTTAGTTGTCAGTCTTCTGACTTTGATAAAGGCTTAGTTAAGTTTGCTAATCCTGTAAAGCTTACAGCTAGAGGTCTTTGGTGGTTAAAGGTTAGCTTAGCTGGGCTCTTTGACCAAGACAAGGGCACACTCGAGTCTCGTGTTAAATGGGTTGATGATAATTGGGATATGATAAAACGTATTAACGATAATCCTTATGAGAACTATGAGTGGATAGATCAACGAAAGAAAAAGAATAAATCTTTTCAAAGGTTAGCTGCTATAAAGAATATATGTAGAGAGGATGGCATGTCTTATTTACCAGTACAGTTAGATGGTAGGTGTAATGGTTCTCAGCATTGGTCTGCTATTATGGGAGATCCTTTAATAGCTGAGAAAACTTGTGTCATTCCTTCAAAGAAACCTCAGGATTTATATCAGTTTGTTGCTGACTCAGTAACAGACTATTGTTTACTACATAAAACCGAAAAAAAATGGTGCAAAATTTTTCTGGAACATTGGAATGGCTCTATAGATAGGGCTGTTGCTAAACGTCCTACTATGTGTGACCCATATGGTTTAACATTTTATGGAATACAAAAGTATTTAAAAGTAGAAGGTCACCTTGACTGGGTATCTAAAGATAAACAAGGGGGAGCTATAGTTGAATTAGCTAGAGCTATAAAGGCAAGCATGGATAAATGTTTAGCCGAACCTAACAGGGGTAAAGAATATTTAAAAGAGGTCGTTGGTATAGCCAATGATTTAAATAAACATATAGAATATACTACCCCTTCTGGATTTAAGGTTGTTCATTATTACAACCAAGTTAATTCAAGAAGATCGGTAGCTAAGTTGTTTGGGAATAAGGAACTCTCTTTCTTTATACCAACTACAGACGTGAACAAACGGTCGGCACTACAAGCAATAGCGCCGAATTTTATTCACAGTTTGGATGCTGCTCACATGTTCCTAACATTAGTTAGGTTGTTACATATGAGTGTGTTCAGTCTAAGTTTCATCCACGATTCTTATGGCTGTCATGCTAATTTTGTAGATGACATGAGAGATATACTCAGAGAGGAGTTCTTGAAAATTCATAATGATAATCCATTAGAAAATTTCAAGAAGGATGTACAGAATCAACTAGGTGTTATGCTACCTGAAGTACCCAAGCGTGGTGCTTTGATTATAGCTGACGTTTTAGATTCTGAATACTTCTTTGCATAAGGAGAAGCAAGATGCATATCTTTATTGAGAGCGAAGGAGACATACAACTAGGTGTTAAACACTGTAGTGAATTAGCTAAGATGCGAGGCAAGAAGTTTATTACTCTTGTCTTTCCTTCAGAGTTATTATACAAAGTGTTTATGAATGATTTAGTTTTAGAGTTTGAGCAAGATAATAATCTTCCCGGTAACGTGGATATCGAAGCAAATATTATCCTGCCTTTTGAGGAGGGTAACAATGGCTAATGTTTTAGTTATAGGTGATTTACACCTACCTGCCGAACGATCGGACTATTTAAAGTTTTGTCGATCGATGAAAAGAAAGTATAAGACAACTACGGTTGTGTTTATAGGTGATATATTAGATCATCATGCTATATCTTATCATCAAAAGAATCCTGATAGCGATGGTGCTGTTGAGGAATACACAAAAGCCATGAAGTCCTTACGACAATGGTACAAAGCATTTCCCGATGCTTATGTATGTATAGGTAATCATGACGAACGGGTGCATAGACTTGCTGCTAGTAGCGGCATACCTGCTATGTATCTAAGAGACTATCCCGATGTATATGATACACCTGGATGGGACTGGGATTATGAACATCACATTGATGATGTTTATTACTATCACGGAACTGGTGCAAGCAGTGGCTTGTGTCCTGCATTCAATACAGCTAAGGCTAGGATGCAGAGTGCAGTAGCTGGTCATGTACATTCAACAGCTGGTATACTTTATACCGCTGGTCCTACCGGAGAGAAATTATTCGGAATGAATGTACCTGGGGGGGTTGACAAAGATCACCCTTTGATGTATTATAGTAGAAACTTTCTACGCAAGCCCGTTAATGGCGTAGGTATTGTTAAGAATGGTAAACCTTATTTGGAGGTAATGGATTAATGAGTGATGCAATTAATGTTGATCAAGAATGGAAAGAAGAAGCTAAAAAATCTAAAGAGAAGCTAGCTTCTGAAGAAAACCAGGGACAATCTTATGTCTCGTGTGCTGAGGTTGCTTTGTATTTAACAGAGTTAACTAAAGTATTAGAACAAATTACTAGCGGCATTCGTAGCTCGTTAGAAGAAATGCTTAAGCGAGCTGCTGATAGCAAAGAAAAATCTGATTCAAAAGGAGAAGATAATGATGGCGAATAAAGTACGTCCGTTTACAACGGAAACACTTGATGTAAGGTGGTCACACCTACATGCACATGATGTAAAATTCGGAGAGGACTCAGCTAACCATAACATAACTGTTGTTGTTGATGATACTCTTCAGAAACAACTTGACAAAGCTATGGCAGAAGCTGGAGCTACTAAGATTAACGGTCTTCGCACTGATGATGAAGGCGTTACCTTGCTTAAAGCTAAGTCTAAGAACTTTGTTAAGAAGGATATTAAAGTATTCCCTTGCCGAGACGCAAGTGCTGAAGCTACTGAGGCTACTCCATATGGTGGAGATAAGGTTCGACTACGGTTGGCTCCTATCACACTGACAAGAGATAACTCAATGAGTTTCTTTCTTAATGGTTGTCAAATAATTGAGAAGAATGAAATGGGTGGTGAGGGTGGAGGCTTCGAAGCTACTGATGGTTTCGACGGCTCTACTTACAAGGCTACTACAACTGTAACTACTGCCGATGATGGCACAGATGCAACTGACGACATCCCATTCTAATGGAATGGTCGTTCCCTATTAGCCCTGTGGCTGCAAGTAGACCCCGTGTTTCACGACATGGGGCCTACTTCACCGGGCCTTATAAAAAGTTTCGTACTGCTATGATAGACATAGTGCCCGATGTATTAGGGGATGGATTCATTCCTTTCGAATCATCATTAGCAGTGGATGTAGAAATTTATGTTAAACGACCTAAGAAGACTAAGTTGGCGGCACCTAGGGCTGACATAGATAATTACCTTAAGGCAATTTTTGATGTACTTAACGGTAAATTATGGGATGATGATAAGCAGATACTTAAAGTATATGCTGTCAAACAATGGGCTGCAGTGGATTCTAATGGTTACTTTACTATAGGAGTTAGCAAGTTATGACTGAAGGAACAAAAATAATTATTCTTGATGATGAGGGTGGACAAACAATTATAGATGACGGGGATGGTGAATGAGGATAGTTAGAAAAGAAAGTAAGGAGAGAACAATGATAAAAAATTTAAGTCTGTTGATTACTGCAGTACTTTGTAGTGGGTGTGCCTCGTGGTTTCCTACCAATACACCGAGCAGTCCAATGGATCAAGCAACAGTTGCTTTATCAACGACGGCTGTGGCTGGATGTAGTCCTATGTTAAGCTGGTTGGGTGGGATTTGTGCTTTAAGCGGCATGGCTCTACTCGTTTTGACTGGCGGTCGTTTAGGATGGCGCCCAATCATAGGCGGTGTTCTTTTTATAGTATTAAATTATGCCCTAGCCCTGTATGCTAGTTGGTTCTTTCTGCCTGTAGTGATAGCCACGGGTGCTGTATCATTAGCATGGGCAGGTAAAATCGTGTATCGTATAATTAATGACGATGAAATTAAAGTTAAGGAGATATTAAAATGAATGAATTATTGGGAACAGTATTTTATACCATAGTAGTATTTGCAGCAGGCGCTCTTATCGGCGGTCCATTATTTGGATGGCTTAAGAATAAGATGCCTTGGGGGTAAGTAATGTCTACGGTAATAAACAAAGAACAATGTCCTGCCTGCGCTAGTCGTGGGCAGGACAACTCTTGTGATAACCTAGCAGTATATGACGATGGTCATAAGTACTGCTTTGCTTGTAAGTACTACGAGCATGGTAACACACAGGATGAAAACAAGGAGTGTCATATGACAACAAAGAATTTAACCTTCTTGAGTGGCGAAGTCAAGCCGTTGATCAATAGAAAGATTAACGAAAAGACAGCTAGACTATATAATTATTATACTCAAATCAAAGACGGTAAACGTTTAGAGATTAGTAATTACTACCGAGATGGTAAGGTCGTCGCACAAAAGTTACGAGGAGCTAACAAAGCTTTTCAGTGGAGAGGTGACTCACACAAGCCTACTATGTTTGGTCAACATCTATGGAAAGATAGAGGTGGCAAGCGTATAGTTATAACAGAAGGAGAGTATGACTGCATGACAGTTAGTCAACTTTTGGATAACAAGTGGCCTGTTGTTAGCCTACCAAATGGTGCGGCTGGTGCAGCTAAATCAGTAAGAGATAACTTAGAATTCCTTAACGGATATGAAGAAGTTATTCTTATGTTTGATATGGATGAACCAGGACGAGAGGCTTCTCAACAGGTGGCTGAAGTATTAGCGCCCGGTAAATGTAAGATAGCTATACTACCTTACAAGGATGCTAACGAATGTTCTCTGAACGGTGCTAGTAAACAGATTGTACAAGCTATGTGGGAAGCCCAAAGATATAGCCCAGATGAAATACTACATGTATCTTCAGTAGTAACTAATAGTACTAATGATATAAATGTATTTCCATTCCCCTTTGAATCACTTAATACATTCTTATTAGGTCAAAGAGGTGGAGAGATTACACTATGGACTTCAGGTACTGGCTCAGGTAAATCAACCATACTAAGAGAGATAATTATTCATCACTTAGAGGAAGGAAGATCTGTTGGTGCTATAATGCTAGAGGAATCTCCACAAGAAACTGTTGATGATATGATATCATTACTTATAAATAAACCAGTCCGTGCTATTCGTGCTACTAAAATTATGAATGAGCTTCGATTAAAGATGGGTAAAGAACCTATTGAAATTGATACTATTAATGATTTATGTGATGAAGAGTATGCTGAAGCTAAGAAAGAGTTAGGTAATACTGAGTTATATATCTATGATCACTTAGGAAACAATGGACTACAGAACCTATGTGCTCGTATTGAATACATGGCTGTATCTTTGGGTGTAGATGTGATTGTATTAGATCATATTACTGCCGCAGCTACTGGTCTAATGAATGATAAGAGTGACTTTGATGGTGGTTCTTCTGAACGATTGCTAATAGATAACATTATGAAACAACTGCGTGGATTAGTTTCTCGTACTGGTATTAGAATTGATGTGGTTTCTCAGCTAAAGAAAACCCAGAAAGCTTATGAAGAAGGTGATCGTATCACACTACAGGATCTTAGAGGTTCTGGTTCATTAAGCAGTGTACCTAATACAGTCATAGCTCTTGAAAGAGATAGACAGAATCCTGATCCTGTCTTATCTAACACTACTACTATTAGAGTACTTAAGAATAGACTGACTGGTAGGGCTGGTATAGCTACATGTTTATACTACGATAGAGTTAGCGGAAGAATGGAAGAAATAGATTGGGCTCTCAATGATGATGGTCATGTCTTAATTCCCCCGCAATAATATATAAAGGAGAATACAATGATGGAACTTGTATTTGATATAGAAGCCAATGGCCTCGGAGAGGTTGTGGTGGACAAGGGACCCAGACCCGAAGTTACAAGGGTGTGGTGTCTGGTTATTAAGGACATACACACAGGTAAGGTTCAAAGGTTTAGAGAACAGGACATACACAAAGGTGTAGAGTTATTAAGACAAGCTGATACTTTAATAGGTCATAACATATTGATGTATGACTTGCCTGTACTTGAGAGATTCTATGGACCTATAGATGTTTCTTTAATCATGGATACACTAGTTATATCTAGGCTTATGTATCCTGATCTAAGGAATCATCCCTTAAAGGGAAACGGTCTAAAGAATTGGGGTATTCATTTAGGCTGCGATAAATCCGAATACACCCTAGGCTTTGATGAGTACTGTGAAGAGATGCTAGAGTATTGCGAGCAGGATGTCGAGGTTAATCATAGGGTATGGAAAGCTCAGTCTGCTTTTGCTCAAAGAAACTGCACAATGATAGGTCTTGAGCATAGAGTTACTGCTATACTATCTAAACAGGTAGAGAATGGAATGGGCTTTGATCTTAAGGCTGCTGAGGTATTAGAACAAGAGCTTTTAATGGAGAAAGCTGAGATAGGTGATACCCTTAGCCAGATCTTTCTTCCCTTAGTTACCGAAAGGTGGTCTAATAAGACGGGAAAGAAATTAAAGGATTCGGTAGAGCATTTTAATCCCACATCAAGGCAACAAATAGCTCGGAGACTTAAGACTAAGTACGGCTGGGATGCCCCCTTAACGGATAAAGGTAACCCTAAAGTAGACGAGGCTGTATTAAAGAAGCTCTCATATCCAGAAGCTTCCTTGCTTTGTAGAAGTTTTGATATAACTAAACTTAATAGTATGGTATCCGATTGGATATCTCGTGCTTCAATCTCTCGTGATGGTAATATACACGGTGGTATTAATCCACAAGGTGCTGTTACAGGCAGGATGACAGCTAGTCAGCCTAACTTACAGCAGGTATCTGGTGACTCCAGTGCTCGTGCTTTATTCGGTCCTACTAAGGACGGATGGGTTCAAGTGGGCATCGATGCTAGCGGATTAGAAGCTAGGCTGCTCGCTAATAGAATGGCTGTTTGGGATGACGGTGAGTATGGAGATCTAGTTATTAACGGTGATATCCATACACACAATCAGACACAAGCTGGCTTAAGCAGCAGAGACGATGCTAAGACATTCTTCTATGCTCTGATATACGGAGCTGGAAATGTTAAGATAGGTAACATCATAGGCAAGGGAGTAGCCGCTGGTTCTTCCCTAAAGAAAAGGTTCCTTGATAACATGCCAGCATTAAAGAAACTTATAGAAAGCTGTGAGTATCAGGTGGCAAAGAAGGATTCTATTACTCTACTAGATAACCGTGAGGTTCCTTGTAGGTCTAAGCATTCATCTCTTAACGTTCAGATACAGGGAGACGGTGCTGTTATTATGAAGTATGCTTTGTGTTATTTACACAGAGATTTAGAAAATAAATATAAAGGGAGGTATGCTCTCATGGCTACTGTTCACGATGAATGGCAAATAGAATGTGAACCGTCTATAGCTGATGACATAGGAAAGCTGGGTATTGCTGCTATAGTTAGGGCTGGTAAACATCTTGGATGTGTTGTTCCTATGGATGGAGCCTATCGAATAGGTAACAACTGGGCGGCATGCCATTAAAGCTACCGCCTATGTAGCATTCTATGAGGGAAGGATTGGTTCTACTTGGTATGAGAGATTCCTTACTCCTATTATTAAATATATTATGGGTTGTAAAGAATTAGAACATGTTGCCATTGTTATAGAGTACGATAAGAATTGTGCTTTTGTTTATCAGGTTAGTAAGATAGGTAAAAGCAAGTGGATTCGTGCTGATGTTCTTCATAAAACATGGCACCCTCGTTATATTATACGGTTGGGTCAGTGTCCTATAGATTCTGATGCCCTTAATAGTTTAGAGCCCGTTAAGATGACCCTTATTAGGGTGATATTATACAAAATAATTACCAAGTATTTTTTCTGTAAGATACCTAAGAATATTTGCACTATTCGTGTGGCAGATATAGCTAAGTTACTTGGTTTTAATATAGGTTACCATGTGTTACCTGATGATTTATACAAGGAGTTAAAAGAAAATGCAAATGATACTGATTGCTGGAAAGGCGGGAGCTGGGAAAACAACGCTAGCTAATGTAATAGCTAGTGAGGTATTTAAGTGCGGTATGGTTCCTGTTCTCCTTTCTTTCGCTGGGTCTTTAAAGAAGGAAGCGGAGTCAAGGGGTTATGGAAAGACTGATAATCCAGAGAAGTACCGTGAGTACTGTCAAGAACAAGGGGCTTTAATGAGATCACATAACCCAGACCATTGGGTTGATCTCTTAGCTAATGAGGTATCTAATGAGACGGATAAAGAAGCCACGTCTCTAGATGCCGGTAATAAGTTTTGGGAGAGGTGTATAATAATTGATGATTGCAGGTACAGTAATGAAATAGGATATGGAGTTAAGAATAACTCTATACTTTTATTCCTGTCACCTGGAAAAAGATCGCTGCCCGCTGCTACTTGGCGGGCTCATGAAAGTGAGGAGTTAGCTCATGCTATAGAATGCAATGAAGAAAACTTACAGGATTTATTTCATCATATTATTTATAATGATAAGGATGAAAAGTCATTACGAAAGCGAGTAAAGACTTTAATTCCTATATGGTGTGGGCTTACTGCATGTACAGATTTAAAGAACGATAGCTGTACATGTGCTGTGTGTACTGCTAGAAGAGAAGGAACTTTTCCTAGTACTGGTGAAATTATAACAGATCTTATGGATTTGATGGGAGAAGATTGGAGTGATGATGAAGAAACCTAATAAAGCTATGATTGATGGGGATATTATAGCGTGGAAAGTTGCATTTGTTGCTGATATAGAGGGTGTTATGTCTATAGGTAGTCTTATAACAGGACTATTAAATAAATGGACACCTGATTGTTGTGATGGTACGGTTATAGCACTAAGCTGTCCTAAGTCTGATAACTTTAGACGGGATGTGTATCCCGGCTATAAAGAAAATAGAGAAGATGCGTATAAACCTGAGTTTCTTAAGGATGTCTTTGACTTCTTAATAGAAGAGTATGATTATATGATTCTTCCTAAGTTAGAAGCTGATGATATATTGGGTATATATGCTAGTAACGGCGATGCTATTGCTGTTACTATAGATAAGGATCTTAAGGGTGTGCCAGGCTGGCATTACAATCCCGATAAGGATGATGAACCAGTGCTTATCTCTGATGACGACGCAGAGAGGTGGTTCTGTACTCAGTGGATGGCTGGTGATTCTACTGATGGTCTCCCTGGTTTATGGCGTATAGGTAGAAAGAGGGCAGAGAAATTACTTGACGAGTGGAATGTTGAGGAGTGGCACTCTAATATTATTGCGCTCTATACAGACGGTAAACATGTACCGGAAAATAAACATGGCGTTGATGACCTTTGTACAGCTATGGGTCAGTGCGTTAGGATATTATCACATGATGATTATGATAAAGAGACCGACACTATAAGATTATGGACCCCTAAAGATGGGTTATAAGAACAAGGAGTATTGATGGATCAGTTTCAAAAGTTCGTGGTAACTAGAAGTTACTGTAAATGGGTGGAAAACCTGGGTAGGAGAGAGTCTTGGGAAGAATGTGTAGATCGTTATTACAACTACTTCGCAAGCCGTTTTCCTGTGATACAAGGCGACGTTTGGGAAGAAATTCGACAGTCCACCGTGGACCTAGATGTCTTCCCATCTATGAGAGCACTCATGACCGCCGGAGCTGCGGCAGAGGTAGACGATACGTGCCTATACAACTGCTCTTACCTTCCAATAAATACAATAAGAAGTTTTTCTGATATACTATATATTCTGTGCTGCGGTACAGGTGTAGGCTTCTCTTGTGAATCAAAAGAAATAGAATTATTACCCGTTGTTCCTTCTATTATCAGGAACGATACGGTAGTTATAACAGTAAAAGACTCTAGGCGGGGATGGGCTGACGCATTCAAGGCTTTGATTTCTACACTATATGGTGGATTCCATCCGACTTGGGATGTATCTCAAGTTCGCCCCAAGGGTGCTAGATTAAAGACGTTTGGTGGACAAGCATCAGGACCAGAACCACTTGAAAGATTATTCAAGTATGTGGTCAATTTGTTTTACTCTGCTGAAGGACGTAAGCTTACCCCCCTAGAGGTACATGATATAGTCTGCATGACAGGTGAGATTGTGATAGCTGGTGGCGTTAGGCGATCAGCTCTAATCTCTTTATCAGATCTCGATGATAGATCTATGGCTAAGGCTAAGTCAGGTCCTTGGTGGGAGCAAGAGAAACAAAGAGCACTGGCTAATAACTCAGCCGTTTATACTAGCAAGCCTACGTTAGAGAGGTTCTTAGAAGAGTGGACTACTCTTTATGAGTCACACTCAGGTGAGCGTGGTATATGTAATCGAGAAGCTATGAATAATATAGCCGAGATGGCTGGTAGAACAACTTGTGAATGGGGTACTAACCCCTGTAGTGAGATTATATTAAGACCTAAACAATTCTGTAATTTATCAGAGGTTGTTGTTAGACCCTATGATAATAGGGCTACCCTTAGAATTAAAGTTAAACAAGCTGCTATACTTGGAACTATCCAATCAGCTTGTACAAAGTTTAACTACTTGGATTCCGAATGGAAACAAAATTGCGAAGACGAGTGTCTTCTCGGTGTTTCCTTTACTGGTGTGTTTGATAATAAATTTATGTGTACGCTCGGTGAAGAATTAAACGAAACACTTGCCGAACTTAAGGCTGTAGTTAAATCAACTAATGAAGAATGGGCTGAGAAGCTAGGAATTAATCCTTCTAAATCAGTAACTTGTTGTAAGCCATCTGGCACAACATCTTGTGTGGCTAATACATCGTCTGGTCTGCATCCTAGATACTCTACTTATTATATACGAAGAGTACGGATAGATACACAGAATCCACTCTGTCAATTTATGATTGACTCTGGTATTTCTAACGAACCTTGTGCTAATAATCCTAATCATACTACTATATTCTCTTTCCCTTCTAAGGCTCCTTACGAGTCAACTACTTATGAAGATTATGATCCAATAAATCACCTTAATCTATGGCTTACATATCAGAAACATTGGTGTGAGCATAAGCCTAGTATTACTGTAGATTATACAGACAGTAACTTTCTAGGTGTGGGTCAGTGGGTATGGGATAACTGGGATTGGGTATCAGGCATAGCTTTTATGCCTAAGGTACATTGTCACGGAGATCAGTTACCGTTTGAAGAAATTCAAGAAGAATTGTATATGGAATTAATGGAGGAAATGCCAACCAGTATAGATTGGGCATTACTCAAAGAATATGAACAAGAAGATAATACCATAAGCTCACAATCAATGGCTTGTGTAGGCGGGTCTTGTGAAGTCATGGATATTATAGGAGAAACTAATGAGAAGTGAACAAATGAGAGCTAGTTATGCTAGGGTAGAACACAATGGTGCTGTTACTCCTGCTGATTACTTATTACTCGTAAAAGATTTTGATAACAGGATAACAGAACTGGAGAATACTATTGAAGAATTGGCAAAGTCTTCCTGTAATAGAGGAAAAACTACTAAAGTTTCTAAACGAAAAATTCCCTCCACTTGAATATAATGAGGGTGATAGTATAACTGATTTTAATTCAGCCGCTATTTTTAGATCAGGTCAAAGAGATATCATAAAGAGAATGAGTCTTATACTAGAACAACAAACAAAACAAAGGAGATAATCACATGGGTATGGAAGAGATGATGGCAGGTATGGATCCAGCAGCCATGATGGGTGCTATGGGTGGCGGTGCTCCTCCTATGGGTGGTGCTCCTCCTATGGGTGGTGGAATGCCTCCTATGGCGGAAGCAGAAGAAGCCGGTCGAGGCGGAGATACAATCTTAGCTCATCTTACTCCAGGAGAAGTCATTATTCCAGGAGAAGTAGCCATGGAAATATCTGACATACTTATAGAATTTTTAGGTGAAGAAGGGTTAGCTTCACATACCGTGGGAGATCCTACCAACTCTATTAATCCAGAGACAGGCTATCCTGAGTTTGGATGGCTGAGTAATATGTGGAATAAAGCTGTTGGCTGGGCTACAGGAGCTAGAGCTGCAGCTCGCAGGCAAAGAGAGGAAGAGGCTCGTTTAGCACTAGAACAAAAGAGAAAGACAGAAGCATTTAGAATCTTTCGAGAAAAAGAAAATAAAAAGGCTAGGCTTGTTCAAGCAGCCTCTTCTAGGTTAGGTAGGCGAAAAGAACAAATACTATCGGATAGAAAGCAGGCCTTTTCCCAAGCTCAACAAAGATCCGCGGATACTTCTGCTAATATATCAAGAGTTATATCTGAACGTGGTGGCATGGGGGATATCAAAGGTGGCGGCAGTACTCGCATAAGTAGTACTAGGTCAGGATATAGAGGTTCTCCTAAACCTGCAGGTTTATCTCTTGCTTTACGAGCAGGCTCTGGTCTAAGAAGTAGGCCAGCATGAGGAGTATAATGACAATATATCGTTTTAGTAGAGGTGGCGGAGGCGGAGGAACACAGCTTCCTTCACTAGCCGAGAGAAAAGAAGAATTTATGTGGCAACAGAGCCAAGCTAGAGAAGATCAACGCTTCGCTCGTCAAATGGCTATGGACGAAAGAGAATGGTCTGAGGGTATAGCTGAAAGAAAAGCCCTTAGAGAACAAAAGGAAGAAGCAGCTAGACTAGCGTCTTTGCAAGTTGAACAAGAAGAAGTAGCAGATGAAGCGGAAGCCCAGGGTGGAGCTGTAGGTGAGGATATAGATCAAATATACAGCGGTAGTAATATGTGGGCTAATCTTATTAGCGGCGCTGGTTCAGGTCCAAGTATCTAATGGAAATAAGTCATCGCTTTAAAAAGCTAGATGCTTTACGCACATCTAAGTTAGAACGATCTAGGTATTTCGCCGCCTTATCAGTACCAACACTATTACCGCCAGAAGGGTGGACCGAACAAGAAGCACTGCCTCAGCCTTTTAGTTCAGTTGCAACTAAAGGTGTAACATCGATGGCGAGTAGGATGCTTAGCGCATTGCTACCGCTTAATGATATGCCCTTCTTTAAGTTTGAATTAGAGACAGGTGTTGAGCCTGATGCTGATATTTATTCTTATTTGGATGCTTTAAGTTATCAGGTGTTTAATAAACTATCATCAGCTAACTTAAGAGAAACTATATACCAAGCATTACAACACCTTATAGTAGTGGGTGATATATTAGTTGTGATGGATGATGATTTTAATTTTAGATTAATTCGACTTGATAGGTATGTTTGTAGGCGTGATGTTTATGGACAGATAGATGAACTTATCTTTATAGAGTATCAATCTATACCTGAAGAAGAAGACGACCCCACTACTGCTGACTCTTATATGACTGATAGTTCTGAGAAGAAGGGATATAAAAAAATCTATGTTCGTAGTACTCGTAATGAAGATGGTACATGGGACATAGAAAAACAAGATGAAGAAGGAAAGATTATAGATAGCGGTGTATATAAGGTACTGCCTTATATAGCCCTAAGATGGTCTAGTGTTGCTGGCGAAAACTATGGTCGTTCCCATATTGAAGATAATATTGGCGACATTAAAGCACTTGAGGCTTTCACTGAAGGATTAATATACGGTGTAACGGCTTCCTCTTTATTCTGGATGGCTGTTGATCCTGCTGGTATGACTGAGTTAGATGATATAACCTCTGTTCCTACTGGAGCGTGGGTTCCAGCCAGACAAGGAGAAGTGTTTACTATATCTCCAGCCGAAACTATGTCTCCTCAGATACAAGCAACTCAACAAGGTGTTAACATATTAAGACAAGAGCTAGGTAAGGCATTCCTTATGGACTCAGCTAGTATGCCACAAGGTGATCGCGTTACAGCAACAGCTGTACGTATGATTGGACAAGAACTAGAGCATGTATTAGGCGGAGCTTTCTCTTCGATTGCTAGGGAGCTAATGCGACCTATAGTTCAAAGAGCAATGTTCTTAATGATTGCTGACGGTGCTATAGATGAGCGCTTAAAAGAGATGTTCGAAAAAGATGGGCTATTAGATATAGAAATAGTAACGGGCTTACAAGCATTGAGTAGAGATTCAGATCTCCAGAAGCTAATGCAGATGGGAGAGATGGTGAGGAACTTACCAGAACAAGCTATGGCTATGTTCAAATGGGACTCTTATGGTAAGGCTCTTATAACAGCTCTAGGCTTTGCTCCTGATACATGGATTAAGAGTGAGGATCAGGTTAAAGAAGAACAAATGGCTATGCAACAGCAGCAAGGTGCTATACAAGGGCAGCAACAAGCTCAGGCTGGTGTTAACCAAGCTCTAACTCAGGGTGTTTCTGAGTTAGCTATGCAAGATATACAAGAAACGGGTGGTCAGGGAATTCAACAAATGATGGAACAAGGAGTAAGTTAATATGGCTAAACAAAGTGCAACGGAGTCTTTTGCTAGTGCAACCGTTAATGGCAGGAGAGTAAAGACAACAGCTGAGTCTGCATCAGTTACACTTTCTACGACGACCGATAGTATAACCCATGTCGGCATTAATACGGCTACCGATAATATCTTTAAAGATATTGTAATAGGTGTAGATCCCGTGACTCTATATACTAATGGAACAGCGGCGGTTGGAGGGGTATGTACATTTACATTTGATGCTACGGCTAGTACAACAAGTGGAACTCCTAATGGTAAGTATATTACTCTTACTTCTGCTGATGGAGAGACTCGTACTTATACTATAAAAGATAATCTTAAGGCAACTTGTGTAGATGGTCTTAGTTTAGCTGGCGTTAATGGAAGTTCAGTTAATGAAGGATGTAACTTTACAAACCTTACTACTGCTGCTGGCTGTGAAGCTGGAACAACAACTATACTTTTGGATGAAGATCAGACAGTGGGTACTGTAGATGCTGCCGCTAATCAAATCTGTATTGGTGTTAGTGGCGTGGCTAGTGATGCCTTACTAACTGACTTAATTATAAAAGCTATTAATGGAACTACCGATTCAAGGATTGCTTTTGCAACCTCGGGTAACGGGACAACAGGAGTTACTGGTATTACTGCAACTGAAGGAAGCTCTGCTACCCAGATTACTCTTACTATGGATCAAAGAGGTACAGCTGGTAACATTGCCACTGTACTGACAGAGATAGCTGGTGGCGCTGATATGGTAGCGGTTGTAGGATTTACAGGAGGCTCGGGTACTGACGGAGGAACTGTTAGTAAGAACGAATTTGAGCCAGGTACTACTGCTTCATTAACAGCTTCAAATTTATTAGCTGCTATTGAAGATACTACACATGGACATAAGGATACAAGATTTACAGTCGCGTTAGGACCGGGTGCAGGGGTAATAAGTATTACTCAGGTAACTACAGGTACTGCAGGAAACACCGCAATCGCTACTGACTTTAATGACATTTGTTCAGTTAACCCTCCTTCTTATTTTCTTAACGGAGCTGCTGCTATTCGTCCAAACTTAACGATGCAGTTTTCTCATAACGGAACTGACTGGACTAAGGGAGTTATACTATCTGATGATGTAGAATTGGATACTGGTGCTGTTTATTTAACACATTACGATTTCTCAAGTTATTCTGCGCCCTATGCTCGAATAGTTATTAATGAAAATAACGCAGTGATAGGTACATCAGGTACTCATCAAGCCTTTTACGCTTATTAAATATGAGTACAGATAAAGATATATGTGAGGGCGTAAGTACTACTCTTCAAGCGACCCAATCAACAAGGGGGTGGAGTGATGATTCTGATGCAAATTACGGAGGATATACTTCTTTAAAAATTGGCTGGGCAACTACTAGTGGCGGTACTTTCGGTAATGCTTGGATTGAGTTTGATGTTTCACAATTCGAGAAGAACGTTCAGAATAATGAAGTTGTTGAGGCTGAGTTGCTTCTTACAGTAATGACTGAATGGGGCAGCACTGCACAAGAAGAACTAACTTTAGCACGATGTACGCAAGCGTTTGTTGAATCGGAAGCCACTTGGGATGAGTACGCTGATGGCGAGAGTTGGGATACTCCGGGCGGTGATTATTCTACGACAGAAGCTGTGTACACATCGATGACAGTCGGGGATGAGTCGGGCGATCAGAGGGTAGATATCAAAGAACTGGTTGTTGATGCAATTGAAAACCGAGACGGTATATTACGGATAATGATCTTTATGGCAGAGTCGCCAGGATATGCAGCTATTGCAAACTATGGTTCTGAAGACCACTCATCAAAATTTCCTACCTTGACTGTTACTACTGTCGCACAAAAAACTACTATAGGTCTTCGATCGAATAATTCATTTACTCTGGATATAATAGGCGGAGATGATTTAACAACTACAAACTGTATCCTCAGAGAGAATAAAACTACTTTACTTGGACGAGGATCTCGCGCTTACATTCAAGAGGTGCGTGATAACATGGTAACTTATAGAAATCTTAGTCCTCCTCCCCATTATCAGGATGAGTGGGCTTTTAATAAAAAAAATCTATGGACTCCTGCTGAACTAGAAGGTCTAGAGACATGGTTCAGCCCTGAGTCTTTCTATCACGATGTAGATGACGATCTAGTATGTACTAAGCTGCAGAATAGATCGACTATTGCCGACGCTGGTGCGGGTGCGACAGGAGGAACAACAGCCTCTTTTACGGAAACTTACCGTGGTTTAAATGGGTTAGCATTTAGCTACAACTCTTCGCTACCAGAACTGGCTCCTTATTATAAGGTAAGAGATGAGACAGACTGGAACGTAGGAACCAGTAATTGGTTCTGCTGTATCTTATTGCAAGGACCTACAACTGATTCAGATGAAATTGAATATATATTAAGTAAAGAAAATGCCTTCTATTTGAGCCATGACTGGACCTCAACTAATAAGGACGTGACGTTTGGTTATGGCTCGGGGTTAACTGCGGGCTCTCTTACAGAAGGAGGAGGGGCACAGACGGCGGATTATCTTATATGTTCCTTTGGAAGAAAGGGTGGTTATATGTTTCTTCGAGGTCTTACCGACCTTCGTGAAGACGAAGCAGTTTCTGATCGTGCTGTCACTGAAGATCTTGATGATCTTTCCGAGCCGTGGATTGGAAAGAAAGACAGCAGTACAGACGGTGGGTTTAACGCAGATTTTGCAGAGCTTATTTTTGTAAACGATGCTATTGGCGATGGTGAAGTATCTGATCTTACTAATGTAAAAAGGACAGAGGGATATCTCGCTCATAAATATAATTTAACTTTACCTTCAACACATGAATATTATGGGGAAGGTCCTAAAGTAGATGAATAATAACTATATATTAACAAGAGTAGGAGGAGCGTAATGACTGAAGATCCTTGGGGGACTCGCCATCCTGGCTCTAACGGATGGGATCAATATAAACGACTGGTTATTAACGAGCTAGAAAGAACAAATCACAGATTGGATATGGTTGATAAAAGACTATCAAAAATAGAAAAGAATATAGTGATACTTCAAACTAAGGCAGCTACGTGGGCTGCAGGTATTGCTATGGTTATATCAGGGGGCGTAAGTCTCTTGATCAAAATCCTTTGACTCTGGGGTACAGAATTATCGTAAGGAGATAAATGAATGGATGAACAAAAACAAGATTACCAGGAGATACCTGGAGCAACACAGTCTCAAGAGAGACTAATGGAATTGGAAAAGGAAAGTCTTACTATTCCTAAAGAACAAATAGATGCTCAACGAGAGCGTGTAATGTTTGAGAAGTATGTACAAGACGGCGGCGAACCAATTCCACCTAACTTTAAAACAGCGGGTGATTGGTTTGATTCTCTTAAGGAAGCTCAAGGTAACTATACTAGAGGGCAGCAAGAGATTGCTTCTCTTAAGGAACAGTATGAAGAGGGCGGGGTTGTTAATCCTAATTATGATCCGGCTATTGAAAGACCGCAGCCTGAAGTAACTAGTGAACCAACAAAAGAATTCACTAGAGCAGAAGAGCTTAGGCTAGATCCAGCTAAAATTGAACCACCGGCTGAGGTAACCCCTCCTAAACTAACAGAAGATATATGGAATAAATGGGCAGCTGAGCTAGCTGTATCAGGCGAGATGTCTGAATCTACTGTAAACGAAATAATGGATACTACTGGCTTTCCTAAAGCTGTAGTTGATGACTTTATTACGGGACAAAAGGCTAAGCGTAGAGAATCTTTCTCTAAGGCTTCTGATATTGTCGGTAGTAAAGAACGGTTACAAGATATTTTTGAATGGGCGGAGACAACACTTAGCCTAGAACAACAACAACAAATTAACATGGGACTGTCTAGCCCCTCGTATGAAGTAACATTACGGGGACTAGCGTCTATGTATAACGAAAGTTCGGCACAAGCTGCTAAAAACCAAGAGCCTACTCAGGTTCAAGGTTTACAGCAAGTGTCTGGATCTGAGTCAGGCTTTACTGCTTATAGGACTAAGCGTGAATTCACTGCAGACCGCAATAACCCTCGGTTTAAACTGGAGCCCCAGTTCCGACAGGCTGTGGAGCAGAGAATGCTGCGTACAGACTTTAACAGTTTGCCTGCATAAAGGAAATAGGGGGACGTTTTAAGTACGAAGCACTCCTCGTTTATTAACGAGGTCGGTGTATAGTGAACTAAACAGAGCCACACGACGAAAGGACTCGAAAGAATAATCCTTAAGGGTGTTAGTATTTCTATGTAATTTTTTATAATACTAAAACTTTTAAATAAGGAGGAACATCATGGCTTATGATGGACCGGGCGGAACAAATTTTGAAGCGGCAGGAGAAGGACTCGTATATCGAACCTCTACTGCTGCAACAGATGCAGTCTCTGGCTCAAATACAACAGGCGGTAAGCTCTGGCTACCGATTTGGTCGGGAGAAGTAATCCACGCTTACGATCAATACAATAAATTTTCAGGGATGGTAGACTCAAAAACTATCTCTAGTGGAACAACAATGGAATTTCCAATCACTGGTACCGTGGGACTTAAGTCTGCATGGGGAGCTGGTGAAGAACTAATCGGTGGTGAGAACGCCGCAGCGACAACCTTCCAAGTTAAATTGGATAAACGTCCTATGGCTGCTCACTTTGAGTTGGATAACATTGACTTGATGCAAACACAATGGGAATACCGTGCGGAGCTTGCTCGTCAAGCTGGCATGACATTAGCTAATGCACGAGATAAGCAGATTGCTGTTTATATTATGCGAGCTGCATGTGAAGCTGCGGTTACAGGCGATGCTCGGGGACTTACACCTAAGGCACCGTTTGCTTCCGTTGATGAGTATGTACACTTTGGTAATAATGCTGTTACTGGTAACCTTGCTGCAGGTACCTTCACAGGTGCTGCTAGTACTGCAAACGAGCGAACAAACGCTGCGTTAAAGGTACTACAAGATTGCGAAGACTGGATGGTATATCTTCAAGAGAATGATATCCCAACAGAAGGTGTTTATCTAGTGATTACACCACAAGCGTTTGCTGATGTTCGTGCTCTTGGTGTAGCTAGAGCTAACCCAACTGAAGCAAGTGATCCACTAACATGGAGTCAAGCACGGCCAATCTTTGGTGGTGTTGCTGAAACAGGTGGTTTAGGTAGCAGTCTTGTTGCTAAGCCAACTATTGAAGAGACTCTTGAATACATGGGTGTTACGATTTGTAAATCAAATCACGCTCCATTGGGTGCGGGTTCTGGTGCTGTTGGTGATGCACTCGCAGGTAATGACTATTCAATCGGTACTGGTACATCTATCGGCGAATTCCGCTATAGTGTATGTGGCCGAGGTGATAAGGGTGGTGCTGATAACGACTCTGAGCCTAATGATGACGGCACAACCACTATCTATGGTGGTATCTGTCGTGGTCTTCTATGGCAACGAGGTTGTGTAGCTTCTTTGAGTCTTCAAGGCTTGAAGGTTGATACGGTTGACGACATCCGTCGTAACACTGTGTTTACAGTTGCTTCAATGATGCAAGGTACGGGCGTTCTACGTCCAGAATGTGCTTGTGCTATTATTGATAACGTTAAGTCAGCACACTCTACTATTACAGCTGCGACAACTCGAGCACATGCTAGAAGTTGCTTCGATATTGAAGCTGAACATATCCGAGCATAACTTATTGCTTAGATATTAAATATTGCCTGGGCTCCTCCTTTGGGGGAGTCTGGGCTTTTTTTTATAAGGAGAATACATGGGATATATATCAAAATTAGATGCCATAAATCACATCCTTATCATGGCAGGAGAATCTGTTGTAACACTAGACCAATACACTACAGGTGGTCTTGATGTTAGTACGGCTAATACTGTACTAGATCGTTATATAGAGGACTATACTATGAGAGGGCTTGTTGGCAATCGCGTTCTTAAAAAGCAAACCCTTAGTGCTGCTGGTAAGATTGATATAGGTACCGCTTCTGTACTTAGCGGTGAGCTTGTGTCTTACCACGAAAACACTGAGGGCTATATGATACAGGCCCAGATTAGGGGACAATCTGATGGCAGTGGAGATAGTTATTTATATAATATCACCGATCAAACTGATCAATGGGACTCTGGTAAAGAATATACTTACGAAGTTACTTATGTTATGGCGTGGGATGATATAGATACACCCCTTCAAAGGGCTATACTCGCAGCAGCAGCTCGTCAATACCAAATTATTATGCAAGGAGACGCTAACGCTGATCTGTATTTAGAAGGATTAGAAGCTATGTACTCTGCTAAAGCTAGAGCATCTAATGTAGACGATAGACGACGACAGATTGTCTCTCAACTTCCCCCATCAGCACGTAGAGCTATGTTAAGATCTGAAGTTGGTAATAATCCGGCTAGATTTAGATACTGGAATACGTGGAATGGCTAAAAGAAGACAAAAAAGTACATCATACTTCCCAGTTAAAATAGATGTACAGACTTTATCTGGTGGTGTAGGAAGATCCACGCCATCAAAAAGATTACCCACTGAAGCTGAGAACCTAGACAACATAATAGTTTCTTTAGAACACTCAGCTGAAAAACGCAGGGGCTTAACTTTAACGAAATGGAAAGATGCAGACGAGGGAACATCCGGAGATGAGAGGGTACCCGGAAGGCTGTCTGAGATAACAGACACTATTGGAGGAGAGGCTAGCTCTGATAAGGATTTGTGGTTTCACTGGTTCAGGGTCTCAGTCAAGGCTTTGTATCTTATAGCTGTTGATTATAATGCAGTTTATACAATAGAAAACGATATACTTATCTCAACTTTATGGTGGGTATTTAAGATAAATGAAAATGGGGAACTAGAACAACAAGCCGTAGATCAACCAGATGAAGAGATGTGGGATTACATAACACACGGCAACGGGACTAGCACAGCCCAAGAATCTCTTAGGGCTGTAGCTGTTGGTTCTTCTATCCTAGTACTTAACACTCAGGTAAAAGCAGGGTTTACTAGTGATCCCACTACTGATGGTTCTAGTGGTAGCTTATTATATAAAATGGATGGTACGGTACACGATAATCTAGAGGATAAGCAAGGACCTGGTGTTGAATACTTAACATCTATTACTGTTGATCCAGAAGGTGACGCAGAAGCGTGGACTGAGTGGTCACAGTTTATAGCAGGAGATAAGGCTATAGATCTAGAGGATAGAAAGAATGATACAGAGTTAAATAATAATATCTACCCAGCTGATCCCGGCGCTGGTACTACCTATGATTATTTACGCAAGGGTATATGGGAAGTACATGAAGATATCTCTGGAATCGTGGGACCTGACATATCAGGAGCAACCCAGAGACGACCTAGCCACGGTATTGATAAAAATGTACTAAATGTCGAGACACAATATGGTATTGATAAGGATTTTCTTTCTCATACACACTTTCAGGGGGGCACTGTTAACAAGAAAGCTGTTGATACATTTAAGTTTATGAATAATGGCGGTCATGTGGCTGCGGATGACGCGGCAGCAGCCATTTGTGCTGGCATGGGCGATCATTCCGCATTCAGAGTAACGTGGTATGCTGATCAGCCTGTAGTTGGTGTTGATGCTGATGATAACGGTCTGATGGATCCCGGCGACGGTATGGGATGGGCTGTAGTAAGGGTTGCTTTTGATCTGAGCGCAGATAAAGGAACAACAGAAATCCGCAAAGACAGTATTACCGGAACTATATGGGATCCTGAGGCTGATGTAATGACTGATGCTTCGAATATATTTATTGTTATAAGTACGCTTGATATCGGTACTATGGAAAACTTAACACAGTCAGTAGTAGCAGGCATTAACAAGGGGTTTGACCAAGGAGTCACGCACTGTAGGGCTGAGGTAGACTCTGCGCTTACTGGTTTTACGGTAGAAATACAGTACTACGAAAATCAATGGGTAAAGTCTTACGAAGAAGATGAAGACGGGGAACCTACTGAGGAGCGAAGGTTTACTGATTTCATAAAAGCATCAGATTATTATTACCCTAACCCAGAAGAGAAATTCTTAGGACAGGCAGTATCAAAGCTATCAGATCTACGCTTCCCTCCTACTCTAGCTGATTTCGCAGCATTCAATGGCGGAGATGGAGTCGAAGAAATGCTTGCTGAGTTGTATCCAGGTGAGGGTCACCTATCTACTGAGGACTTAGACGACAACGGCGAGCTTGACGACGCAACAGGAAGAGGTAAAATATATTACTTAAGCCAATCTTACTTAGGTCTATCAGAAGGACACTACAGGGTCACAAGTATTGATGACTTGCCTTACTTAACTAAGATACGTACTCCCGAGATGATGTCTATCATTGACAAGAGGCGTATGCCTAAACAAATAACTATAGGCGGCACTACTAACTGGACTATGCGTAATGTAGAGTGGGATGTTAGAAAATCAGGAAGCATAAAAACTAATCCTGGTCCCTCTATCTTTCATGACGGTGACGGCAATGCGGTGCAACGGCAGATAACAGCCATCTCTTTTTATAGGGGACGGCTGTTCTTAGCTTCAGAGGATATACTAGTATCTTCAAGGATAACTAACTGGGATGATTTCTGGGTAGAGAATCCTGAGGTTATCACAGTATCAGATCCAGTAGACCTAAGGGTATCGTCTAATGACTATACACCTATCACATATCTACAACCATATAGAAACTTTCTTTTCATGGCAACTGATGGTAGTACACAGTACGAACTAATGGGTTCAGAGAATCAAATCTCCCCACTAACTGCTGAGATAGCTCCTACCTCGTTCTTTAGTATGGCTAGAGATGTTCCACCCGTGCTCTTAAACAACAGTCTATTCTTTTTAGATAAGAAGAAGCTATATATATACTTCGGAGAAAAATCAGAGTCTACTCAGAATTCAATGGAGATTTCTGTAAACGTTCCTGAGTATTTACCTGAGAATTATAGAACAGTTGCGGTATCTCCCGTGACTGAAGGGTTTTTTATGGTAGACGCCGACAACCCTAACCATATTTATTGTTATAAAAATAGGATAGGGGGTGATCAAATCTTACAAAACGCTTACTATCGTTTTATCTTAAGCGATGGTATATCTGTGAAATCTTTAGAGGCGGTTGATGATTTACTATACGTAGTGTGGGAGGACACAGTATCAGATGGAGGTGATTCGTGGACTACGGTTAATACAGGTTATATAGATTTAAAGAATGAAGAACTACTAGAGCCCCGAATGGATAATCTATTATTACTAGCGCCTGCCGATATAACTAACTTAGCCTTTGATGGTACTGATACTACTTTTAGAATAAAGAGTGGCTCTACTGATATGACTAAGATAATGTTATGGGATCCTGATGGAGCTTCAGCGAATAATGTTACAGGGGTGCTACATAATATAACAGTAGAGGTGTTATCTGATGAGACTCTAGCCCCTCTTGGCTGGGTAGAAGTAAAAACAGTGCTACCAGCAGACGATACTAGTGTTACTTCAATAGATTTAACCGGTGAATTGACTTCAAAGGGGTGTTATCTAGGTAAACCATATCTATCTACTATAGAATTATCTCCTATATATTATAGGGATACAGAACAAAACGCAATGAATGGCTCTCTAAGTCTTAGAATGGGACAAATAAGATTCAGAAACTCTGGTGACTTTGATGTTTTTGTTACTAGGAAACAAAGAACCGCAACTGAAGATAAGTTTATAATCGATGTAGCTGATATGAGAGCTGTTGATCTAAGCTATCAGCCATACAGGGATCAAGGTATTTTCAAGGTACCGATACTAGGTTTTTCTCATGACATATCTATGACAATCTCTAGCGATTCTGTTTATCCTTTAGCTATATCCGACTTAGAATTTAGAGCTAAGTTTAAGGACAAACTAGCTAATCTAGGCTCAATGTGAGTAACAATAATAGCGAAGCCGTCACGTACGTAAAACACGAGGCGGGGCATGATAGCTCTAATTTAGTTTGGACTACATTAAATCTCAATACTACTATGGAGTCATTTGAACAACTTGAGATCATAAGAAAGTTTGATATTTCTACGGTTGATGACCTAGTTAATGAGCCTCCTACTGCTGAAGAGCTAGAGACACTATATACATTACCGAGTTCTTCACCGCCTGTATCTCCTATGTTTAGTTTAGATGAGGATAATGAGAAGATAGTAATGTCTTCTTCTTTACCTGACTTTATGTGGCTAGATACACTGCACCATAGTCGCGGAGCAGACATACAGCTACCCGTATATGACCCAGCTACCGATGAACTGATTATTAATAGAAAGACTCCTTCTTTATTTCCTGAGGTTGTATGGATTGCTGGAGCAAAAGTAACGGCTCGTTCTCTTAACGCAGCTAACTATCAATCGATTTCTTTAATACAAGAACTTAGATCCAGAGTCCTTAATCCGCTGGATTTGAACTATGAAAGAGGAGCTTCTTTGGGCACATGTCCATTGGATTCTAATGCGGTAATTCCTTTGAAGCATATACCATCAGAACTAGGTGGACAAGGTGAGATAGCTATAGACTTATCTGACAAGGAATTGATTGATCTACAAGATGTATATACCTCAAATAAAGCAAATGGACAAATATTAACTTGGGATTCTAGCATAGCTCCTGCGGGTCAATGGACTAACGATTTTCCTTTATTCAACTCAGTAGATGTAGGGTCTGCTAATGATTTAGATGTTTTTAGGTGGGATGGTTCTGATTGGGAGTTAGTACCGCTACCGTTAAAAGATTTAGGTGATGTAACAAATGATACAGAAACACTGGGAAATCTATTAGCTTGGGATAGCTCTACTAATGAATGGATTCTATCTGGATACGTAGCTGCTGATGATCCAGCATACCCTAACCGAAGCGATGGTCAATTACTTACATGGAATATTAATAATGATAGGTGGGAAGCAAAGGCACCACCCGCATTTAGTTATGAAGTATTTGATATATCCAACGAATCAATTTTTACATTAACTGATGTTGGTTTTTACTGTCCTCCAGAGGGAGACTGTACTACCGCAGATGATATAGTTGATGGCGATGTGCTTGCTTGGTTTGGTGGTGTTACTACTGGAACTTTCCGAGCTAAGAGCCTTGATAATTGGGATCTTAATAACGGGTATAATGGTACTGATGATTCCTCTGTTGGTCCTGATTCTCCGCTATATTCGGGCGGATATAAAGGACCCTCTCTACATAACTTCTACAAAGATGGTTGGCAGCTATATTGGGACAACGCTATTCCGCAGTCGGATGATACTAATCTTATCAGGGGAAGTTTCCATGTTGGTCCTCCCTTCCAGGGGGGTTTCGTTAATACGCATACTGCTCAGAATCAAGAGGTTTTAAAATGGGAACTTGGTAACGACAAACCCCTGAATGACCCCGATTATATTCCTGATCACTGGATCAATGGAAAACTTAACTTAAATCACTTAGGCGACGTAAATGCATTCGAGCCCGATCCTGGCGATATTATTACATGGAACGCCAGTGAGAGTGAGTGGCAATTAACAGCTGGTGAAGCGGGTGGTTCAACTGGAGACGGGTACTATAAAACACATCATGAGTTTACTATAGCACAGAACGTAGGAACTGATCCTGATCTGCCTGCCATTTGGTCAACAGTCTATGTAGCTCCTTACGATATTAGACTTCACGATTGGAGGTTATATACAACAACTCTATCAAAACTTCAGCTAAGTCTATGGAGATGTGAGCACAGTACATGGAATCAGTCAGGTGGTGATGCTGACTGGGATAGAATGGATGCTGATCTAGCACAAGTTGTTGGATGGGGAATGCAGGGAGGACCTTTTTCGCAGCAGAAAAAAAAATCTAACGCAGCGCTAAATATGGTATATACGGATTTAACGGAATGGCAATTATTTGTACTGGTATTAGAGCACCTCGAGGGAGACAGCGGGGATATTCCCACCCATGTACACTTTTCTGTTACTTGGGAAATACTGTAGTGTTACAGAGACACAATAGACTAATCGCCGTCTATGAAGGAGAGACACTAGAAGAACCAACGGGTTGGCTGTCATTTAGGAATATTCCTATGAGATACGGTGAATCAATGCAGGATCAAATAGAAGTTATAAGGGTGTTTGATTACGTTGAAGCCTTAGGTGCTGGTGTTTCTCCTACACAAGATCAGATTAATAGCATGTTTTCTTTGCGGAATACGGATTCATCTGGTAGTAGTATGTATACTATTTCTGAGGGTGCCTATTCTATACAGATGTCGGATGATTTAGATGACTATATGTGGCTAGGCAACGGTATTCATCACGATCTACCCTTAGATATACAGCTTCCTATAGCATCTAGTGATGATACTATTATCATTAAACACAAAGATTATATAGCTACTAGTATTATTCAATGGGAACCCAGTGATTTTATTATTGCTGCTGGTCTTAATACAGGAATAATACAGATACTTTGGACATTCTTAGATATAGAGGTGTCAGTTTTTTATCCCCATATCTCTACATTTTACATTGGTTTTAATAATGGACTGGCTCGTTTAGGTGAAGATACTATATTAAACGTATCTTCTTTCCCTAGCGGTATTGGTCCCACAGGTGAACCCCTTGATGGAGATTTAGAAGGCAGTAGATTATATGATGTAGGGGATGTATATAGAACAGTTCCTTTCCCTGGCTTTCAGGTAGAGTGGAGATCTGCCTTAAATAAATGGATTCCTAGTGTACCGTTTGGATATACAGGAATAGTAAATAAACCAGCCGGTACTATACTTAGATGGAAACTATATTCAGGGGGATGGGTAACTGAGCAGATTTTATTAAATGAAATCGATGACGTATATACCAAAGAAGAGCACGATGGTGATGGCATCCCGCATGGACCACAACCAGGCGCTTTAATCAATAGAGACAACGCTAATACTTGGACCTTGGGTGGCAATGTAAAAGATAAGCCACCAGATACTTCATGGTCTCCTGATGAGGGATGGATAGCACCATACGGTAGCTCTACTACATCTAATGATCCTAATAATATAGGACACGGTTATCACATATCCTGGAATTCTGTGAGGAATCAGTGGGAATACAATAAGACACTACAAGACGAGTATGATTATTATACTTTTGAATGGAACGAAGAACATTTTGCTATTGGTGATTTAGGTGACGTTGAACTGGATTTATCTGTCCCAAAACGGGCCGGTCAGTTGCTTACGTGGGACACGAGTGCGGGCACTTTTACTAATCGTTCGTATAATATGGAATCTTTAGCTAACGTACAAGATCCTCCAGAAACTATACCTGATGGCTATGTTTTAATATGGGACACTTCGTTATACCACCCCAAACAAGACCCAGCAGATCCCCCTGAGGGTATGTTTAAGTGGGGAGCGCCAATGTCTATGATAGATACTGTAGATACTAGCGTTGCTACAGATAATGATATACTTAAACTTGTTTCTAATGAAGGAACAGTAGAATGGAGAGTAGGCCCACATTACTTAGGTGACTTAGGTAAGGTATCTATAGCGGGAACTCCAAAAAATGGTACAGATTTAGTATGGAGTGGTGCTGAGTGGAAGCCACGTTACAATGTGGGAGATCCTGATGACCCTACTTCAGTGTATTATTTAAATACAGAGTTATCGTACTTTATAGTAAGCCCTAGTCCAGGTTGGCCTGTATCGAATAGAGAAGTTATAATGGATAACAGATATGGACTTTGTGAGGTATTGCGGGATGGTACTATAACGGGATTTTCCATGTTTCAACCATTGGAGATAGGTGGCACATACCAAATTACGGGACCTGGTGCATTTGGCGGTACGCTCTATAATAGCGCTGAATTCGATGACTATATAGGATGGAAACCAGCTGGCTTTTTATTGTATAGAGATGCTATTACTTATGACGGCGATGATGAAGATGGTATTATTAGTACCTCAGCTTTATTAGACCCAGTTGATAAGTTCGACGGATTGGCTGATAGGTATATTGATGGTACTTATTCGGGATATAATATGCTTGATGAAATGCAGAGAGAACATTACTCATTCGCTCCTGAGATGGATGGTCAGTTCTATAAGATGAGCGTATCTGTCAATAAAGGAGATATTTTGAGAGTAGAATATCTTATATCACCAGAGGATAATACCCAAAGGACAACCTACCAAAAAGCATTTTGCACTTGGAGACTTACATAAGGAAAAATATGGATAAAAATAAATTATTACAACAGTTATTAGTAGATTGTCTGCTGTTAGACTTAGAAGACCCTGATAAATGCACACCCGGTTTATACCAAGTGGTACGTGGTGTCATAAACGATAACAAACAAACCAATGAAGAGATACCTAACGAAACGTTACAGTTTTTAGAAGATAAACTAAGCAGTGCTATTCCTTTTAAGAAGGATACAGCATGAGTAGCGGTGAGTGTAAAAAAAGTAAAACAATGCGGCTAAAGAAAAAGTATTCTCATGGCGGAGGAAGCAATAAAAGTAAGGTTTCTGGTAAGTTTAGAAAGATAACACCTAATAGAAATAAACCCAAATGAATATACCTCAAGAAATGCTAGATGATTTCCGTAATCATCTTTGGGCATGCTTTAAATATCTAGGACTAGGCGAACCTACTGGAGCTCAGTACGCTATGGCGGACGAGTTACAGAATGGGGCTAATGATATGCAGTTACAAGCGGGTCGAGGCTTCGGTAAGTCTGTAATTACAGCATGCCTAGCATCTTGGTTCTTGTTGCGAGACCCTAATACAACTATCATGGTAGTCTCTGCGACAGGCAACAAAGCTACAGAGTTTATCTCTATGACTAGAAAGATTTTAGATCTAGTACCCTACTGTGAACACCTTTGTCCAGGCGATCATACTACAGATAATGCTTTTGCCTTTGATGTAGAGTGTCGAACTAAGATAGGGCAGGATAAGTCTTGCTTCGCCAGAGGAATCAGCTCTCAAATAACAGGATCACATGCTGATTACGTAATAGGTGATGATATAGAGATCGAAGGTAACTGCGAGACAGCTAATGCTAGAGAGAAGTTAATGAATAAGGTAGCTGAGTTCGAGCAGATCCGTAATGTAGGCGGTAGAGTCATCTTCTTAGGTACTCCTCAGATAAAAGATAGTATATATAATCAATTAGAATCGGGCTATCCCGTTGTCAAGTTTCCCGCTGTTATGCCAGATAAGGGCAATATATCGGAGATAGTTAATGTTAGTGAATGGGTTCTGCAGCTAGGAATAGAGGAAGGAGAGCCCACACAACCGGAAAGATTCCCTAAAGATGTGTTATTAGAACGTATGGCTAAGATCGGTCCGAAACTATTTGCCCTACATTATAAACTAGATACCACTTTAGCTGACTTTGAGAAGTTTCCTCTTCGTTTATCTGACTTATTGGTCATTGATGTACATCCAGACATGTGTCCAGAGAAACTAGTATGGGCTAACTCTACACCATTGAAGGGAATGCCCTGCTTTGGCCTTAGTGGAGATATAATATACGAACCTATGTGGATATCTGATAAATTTATACCCTATACTCAGACAATAATGACAGTAGACCCATCAGGACGAGGAGAGGACGAGACAGCCGTTTGTGTAGCTAGTATATGCAATGGCTATGTATACATACACGAGCTTATAGGATACCCTGGCGGCTATGAACAAGGTGTCCTTAAAAAGATAGCTAGATTAGCTGTTGAATACGGCGTTAAATTGATTAGGGTCGAATCAAACTTCGGAGATGCTATGTATTGCCAGCTTCTTATACCAGTAGTGAAGCAAGTATCTAGCAGTATAGGGGTAGAAGATTTTAAAGTAACGGGTAGAAAAGAATCTCGTATAATAGGGGCATTAGAGCCAGTAATGTCTCATCATAGGTTAGTTTTTAATAAAAAAGCTATATCTCAAGAAGCCACACAAAAACAAATAACCCGTGTATTTGATAAAAGAGGTGCGTTAAGGCATGATGATAGAGTAGACGTGTTAGCCTCAGCAGTTTCTTTCTGGGAAGGATCTTTATCACTAGATGTAGATACTATAATAGCTAAACAAGCTGCTAAAAATAGAAACGATGTAATACAGTCATGGATGAATGATGACAGACGAATGGGTTTATTCTCTGAGAGACTACAGAATACTATAATGAAGAAAAATAAACAAAGCCAACAAAATAAGTGGACTAATAACAGACTTTGGAATAAGAGAGGAGGTAGATAATGGTGTGGCCAATGATTGCAATGGGTGCTATGCAGCTAGGCATGGGAATGATGCAAGCAAATGCTCAAGGAGAAGAAGCTAGCCGAGCAGCCCAGCAGCAGAAGGATCAGATAGACTGGAATAACCATATACAGAAACTCCAGATAGCTCAGAAGAATCGTCAAATAGCTTCGGCTAATGCAGCTAAGTGGATGAATAATATTCTTATTACAGAGGGAGCACATAAGGCTAATAAGGAAGAAGAGCTTTACATAAGGAATAACCTAGATAATGAAACAGGATACTTCTCAGCTCAATCAATGGCTCATAATGAACAACTTATATCCGTTTTAAATGATCGAAACATATCAGAGGGCGGTACGGCTGAAGTATTAAAGAGAGCCGCTAGAATAAATATGGAACGAACTCAAGAAGCTAGAGAGATTAGTTCTGAAAACCACCTTAGAGACTCTCAAAGAAAGATGGAAAACATTCTCAATACAAAGAGAGATTATAATTATAATCAGTCTATTAAATATATGCCAAGTGTGTATCTAGGACAATCACCTGAAGCTGCCGGAGGCGCTGCACACTCTTCAGGTATGGCACAAGCCCTAATGGGCGGTGTTCAAGGAGGATTCCAAGGACATATGTACGACCAACAAATGGCCTTCTGGAATAGACAACCAGCGGCACCAGGAGGATAACCATGAGTAAGAATATAGATGTATTAAGAGACCTAGCTACCAGCGGTAAGAAAGCCGAAGTACCTTTTGACGTTGAAGAAGCTATAGGTGAATCATGGCTCATGCGTAAGAATGAGTTCATGGTTGATAGCGTCGGACTAGCTCCTGAAGAACGCTTTAGTAAGTTTTTGGAAAGAATGGACGGGTATAAGTTTACTTCCAGTACTGTAGATAGTTATCATGATAGCTGGATAGAGCTATTTCCTGGCACTGCTGAACAAGCTGAAGTATACGCAAAGAATAAACTAGATACAGAGCTAAGAGAACTACCCGATGATGCGTCTAGGGGTGACTGGATACAGCGTAACTTACCTAAAGTACCTACTAAATGGAGGGGCGAGGTAGCTGAACGCTTTCAAAGAATTAGGGAGAAGAACGCTAATAAAGATTATGAAAGAACTAGAATCACTGGCGTATTACAAGCTAAGGAAGAACACAAAAAAAATAACAAGAAGTTTCTAGATCCTGACAAGTCTACTCATAGCCACCTAAGATCTTTCACTAATATCCTCACGGCAGGATTAATAGAAACGCTAGATGTAGATGATGAGGGAGATTACACAGCTCTCACAGCTAACGGTAGAGTAAAGGGTATGACCCTAGAAAATAATAGCGATCCTCTCTCTTCTTTCCTTTCTTATCATGATACAGAGCAAGCTATACGAAAGTCTATGGAACGTCAGCAAAAAGAAAGTGCTGAGTTAAGACGTAATACTACCGATAGAGCTACAGGTGTTCTGAGAAGAAACTTAACAAAAATTCCTAGAGAGTTCCAAGCTAACGTTATAGTTGATTGGGCTACTTTACAGAATGAGGATGAACCTATTGCATATATGCGGGGAGCAATACGTGATGTTGTTTCAAAGACAATAGAAGATGGTAAGATAGATTCACCAGATGAATTGATATGGGAGTATATAAACATTAGAGACGAAGTATTAAATAGTTATTTAGGGAGGAATATAAATGTTCCAACAAAATCAGCAGAATAATCCATATAAAATAGATGCACCCCAATACGCCCCCGCTACGGAACCAGTTCCAGCTCTACTTGAAGAAGGTGAGATTGGTTACGGAAACCAGAACTTTAATAATACCTTTATAAATGCTACTAGCGAAATACTAGAGTCTGGTCAGAAGTTTTGGCAGGATATATGGGCATTAAATCAACAGAGGCTACAACTAAACGCACAAGTTAAGGCTTCGGATTATAAGGAATGGCGACTAGGGGAGCTAGAACGACTAGCCAATAAGGCCGAGAAGGAGTTGAAGTATAAAGAACACCTTCGACTAATGCAAGAACAAATGGATATAATAAATGGAAACTGGGAAAGGGGTAATGAAACATACGGGGGATTCTCACAATGATTGACCCAAATCAAGGATTGTTCAAATCCCCCGGATTTGAAACTCCCGGATTGTTTAGCTTTCCGCTTACACCCGAAGCAGAGATAAAACTTGCTGAGATGAGGGAAGAACATAAAGTAGCATCTACGTATAAAATGCCTTCTTGGGAATATGGTAATGCTTTCTCTACGGCTCATACTTACCTAGCTCTTGACCAAGCTATAAAGGAAAAGCAGGGTGATAGAGATTTCAGTGATATATGGCAAAGAGAAGTAAGTAATAGAGGTATTACAGCCGCCGAGTGGATAAAGAATAATCCAGAAGAACTAAGAGAACAAATATCTTTTCTGATGTCACAAACAATCGAATCGAATTATAGAGATTTAGAGAATCAGTTGGTAGATGATTCTCTAACTACCGAAAAGGATACGTACTTTAGTGGTATGTCGGGGGATTTTGATGATATGAAGTATCCCATTAAAGGAAGCGTAGACCTAACCAGCGAAGACAGACCTAATGGTATAGAAACAATTTTTGGTAATGTAACAGAAGGATCTTATGATATAGGATCGTGGTCTTCTTTCCTAGATGACGAGGGTGCTAATATGCTATCGTCTATACTCAGACGACGTAGGTTAAAGGATGGTCGATTCTCTGGGGATATTGAGAAATCTACGTCAGCAGCAGTTACCTCTACTATACCGGACACAGATCTATCACCCCTATTCCTAGAAAAAAGTAATTCGTTTTACTATACTATTGATTCTGCTCTTGGTTTAACTAAGCCCACTCGATATTCATCCAGGAGGACCTTAGACAGAGGTACTCAAGAGTATGATGATGAGATGAAAAGGCGTGGGTACAACCCAAATGCTCTTGTGTTTACAGAAGAAGGAGAGAAGCAATTATTACTATGGTCACAGACATTAAATGATAAGAGTATTCCGCAAGATAAATGGCGAGCTCATAAAGCTAGTATAGAATCAGAGATTGCGACACAGTATCCTACATTATCCCAAAAGGAAGTCAAGGACTTGTATACGGAGTTAAAGATGTGGGGAAGTAGCGGAGCAAGCATGGGCAGGAGTAAGTCGGTGTGGATAAAACTTGGAAGGTCTTATGCTACACTTATCTCATCGCAGGTACCAGTTAGAGACGATCCTGCAGCAGACCAAGATATAAACTTAGCTGAATATGTTGATACAATTATGGAAAAAGTAGCTTTAAGAAATTCTATATTATCTGGTAAGGGCAAAGCATCAGAGCCAATAGAAGTTAGCATCCAAGCTGTAATGAAAGACATGAGTAAAAATGGAGAGTTTCCCGAGGGCTTTCAATTACTATGGGATGATTATGATGATACTTATCTAAAGCAGGGTATGGATAATATGTTAAGTACTTATCCCCTCCCGGTATGGGATACCGATTCCAATGTCAAAAAAGACATTGATTCTGTTATATATGCCCTAAAAGATGCGACAGAAAAAGCGCGACAGCAGGGATTAGAGACTGAAGAATTTAAAAGATTGATGGGTGTTCAGCCTATTGATCGTCCAGCAGAACTAGAAAAAATAGAGGCTGAGGATAGACAAAGAGGTGAAGAGATAGCTGCTTATAGTGAGGAAGAGGGAGAGCTCCTTTCAATGGACCGAGAAATGGCAGAGCTTCTGTCACCAGGATCGATGGACCAGTATGGTCCAACTCTATTCAGCGAGCTTACCGACACTCAGGTTACGAGCGATGTATTTAATTTTAGTCGCTTATTTGCTGGAGGAGTTACATCTAAATTGGAGTGGAACCTTAACTTTAATACAGAGATAGGCTTAAAGGCTAATATAGATACAGCTGCTACCCTTCGAAAAATAGTACTTAGTATAGCTGATCGAGATAATAAGGGAAAACCTATTATAGATCAAAGAGTTATCACAAATATAATGACAGCTTTATACGGATACGGCTCTGCATACCCCACGGATAAGACGAATGCAAAGGCTATGTATGCAACTGTCACAGACTATAGCGATCCTCGCTGGGAACAGGGGTTAAGAGATGCAATCGATTTTGCTGTAAACACAGCACCTGAGATAGAGCGTATTATTAATCTAAAAAATAATCCCTTGTTGGCATGGGAAGAGACTATGGTAGAAGAATATAAGGTAAACTTTCCTGATATGACATTTAATAATATTGATGATGTAGAAAATTTAGTAGTAGATGTAGCTTGGCGTCATAAGGATTACGGAGTACGAAAAAATTATAAAATAATGAGGCTATATAACGATCTTAAGAAAGCTGGGGCTGCCTTTTACGAAGAGGCTTCAGGTGCCTCAGCCTTACACAAGGCGCTTCTAAGCTCTCAGAGCCACTGGGCCACGGGTACATCAGCTGCTCCAGGTGCATCGATATATAATGGTGTCTGGTATGCCGATAATACCTTAATTGGTAATGAGCATACACCAGCAGGACAAGCCCTTATCCAACATAACATGGGAGCTCTTGGAAAAATATGGCGAGATACTGCAGTTTCTCTCTGGGGAGAAGATGCTACAAACAAGGCAGGTTATACGACACCCTTCCTTCCTAGTCATCTTTTTGATATTCAAAACAGAACTATGAGATTTGAAGAGATACGGAATCCACTAGAGGCACAACTAGTTACTACCTTCATAGTTAATGCTTTACACGGCAAGCAGGTAAAAGGAGACTTGAGGGTTATAACAGACCTTAGGACGTATATAAAGGACGGCCTAACTTTTTCTAATGACGCTTCGGTTTATGGAGAAGGTACCGACAACCATTCAAAAAGACAAAGGGTATGGATGGCTGTAGCTTCTCTAATACAGTTCTCTGGCTTAATGGGAAGGGACGCAACTAAGAGGGATGTTATACTAAACCAAATACTTGGTGCAAAAGATAAAGAAGAGAGAGACATGTATGAAACAGTGGGCTTATGGTTGGCTGTTCAGCAAGACGCAAGAACTTCTATGGATAATGCATGGACTGACATATCAAACGGGAAAGAATTCTCTGCATGGGTATCTACTCTAGAGTCGCATACCAATAAGTTATTAGACTATATGTCATCTGTAGTAAGCGGCAGGGTAGACCCCGATAGTAAGGGTATTAATCCAATGTTTGGTTTCAATACAACCGACCTTTACGCTAACTTGGAGCATTTCGGCCACGATGACTTAGGCGGTTGGGGCTTTTTTAATGATAGTAAACTATTGGATTGGATGCAGGGGCAGGGGGATCTACCTGGATCATGGGATAGCTACGTTTCTACAGCTCTTCGCTCAGGAATAGTAATACCTCCAATAGGGGATGATTCTATGTGGTCTGATGAATACCGATTCCAGTCAGCTAATAAACAGCTTGAAGCAATGTGGAAGGCTGGCATGCTACACTTCTTTACAGAAGAAACGTACAACCAATTAAAAGATAACAACCTAGCACCATACGGATTAGCAAGAGCCTTACAGGTACACCTAAGTGATAATGATACACGGAGATACGCTAGTGCTATAATGTTAGCAGACATATATAATGATGATGGCCTGAAGTCACCCCTAGAATTATTAACAACTTTAAAAATAATCAATCATTCAAAATTTAAAAAGGATTCTCGTAAACACCATCTACAAATCGTAGGTTTAACGGAGGACGGTGAGCAAATCGTAGTGCCTTCCAATATGAAAGGGATTATAAATTATGCCCAAGATTATCGAGGAGATACTACAGACCTTCTTCCTTTTACTAGTGAGTTGTGGACTGGCGCTACCCCTTATCAGCACCCATCACAATATATAACTCTTGATCCTGTACCGGATGCCGCGACATTAGCTGGACACCCAGGACATGACGATGGTCGGTTCTCGTTGTCAAAAGAAGCGCCACCGATACTGGGTGGGGGACCACCAGCGCTTGCAATAATGTATGATTATACTATAGGATCAGTTGTAGAATATTTTAAATGGCTGGGAGGCTCCTATGATAATGAGTATGAAGAAGAAATAGATTTGATTTCTAAAGAAAACAATGATAGTTTTAAAAATATGATGTTGCGTAACTTTACTCAAGAAGAGGGATGGGGTCCAACGTATCGAAGTCTAGGTTTCAATAGCCAAGAAGAATGGAGTCAGTGGTTTACCGATGAGGTATTGGTACCGTATGTTGCTGATGTTAAAACCGCAGAAGATAATGGTTGGTTAACGGGTATTAATTCTCCTAGTATAGAAGACATGCACTTCAATGTATTAGACCGATTAATGAAAAAGATACAAACTGGCGGGGGTCGATTAGGAAATGCTCAACCCGATTTTAATCTATTCGGTTTAAGAGGAATGCTTGGAGGAGAGAAAATAGGAAATGAGCATACAGATGACCTATTTACTGATCTTTATAAATATGGTAGAAATACTACTCTGTCCATTAATAACACGAGTATGAGCGACCTTACAAGAGAAGGAGCTCAAAGCTCCATGACTTTAACCCTACTAAATCGGACGGTGGATGGCACTATAGGCGGAAACATAACGCTTCCTTGGACTATAACTGACAACGATTTTCCGCTAGAGAGTTTACCAGCTCATAGGGGATGGCATCCTTGGGAACAAGGCGGACAGAAAGAGGATGAAGAAATAGAGATACATATAAAGGATCTCCTAAAGGTACCGGAACTTGAGTGGGATGAGACGATGGAACCTATATCAGACGTAAATAGACTCTTAGAAGAGTCTATGAATGAATCCTTTCCTGCAGTGAACGGGGATGTGTTAGGGGTAATGCCTATGCCCAAAGGATTTAAGACACACGAAATTGAAGTGAGAACTTTAGATAAGTTGTATTCTTCTCAAGAACAAACAGCAGAACCATCGGAAGCTACCAGTATTTATTTCGCAGCTAAAAAAGATAATCCACTTAAGTTTGTAGTAGGCGAACCCGGAGACGGTACGCCTACTCTTATCGATCAGATTCTCGAATACTCAGAATTAGATATCTGGGAAAAAAATGTAGGTTACTTCCCCGAGCCTTCTAATGAAAAGACCGCAGCAAAGTTAGCAGAAATTAAAGAAACAGCTAATGCTATGGACGAAAAAGTTACAGAGTATAGAAATAATGTATTTCAGCCAGCCTATGCTGAATACTCTCGAATATACCTCGATCGTCAAGAAAGTGGCAGGACTATACACATGGACTCAGAGCCTGAACTAACAGAATTACAGAAGCAGTACATAGAAGAGGAGCGTGACGGCAAATATGGTAGGATCATTCCTGGTAAAGAAGCTTCTTGGCACCAAATATGTGACAAGAACGATCCACGGCGATGTTCCGTGAGAATATTCCGCGATCCCGAATATAACAAAATATATCAGGAGTGGAGCCTCAGTCCATACAAGGCACACGCCGAGTTACTGGATATGCAGAACCACATATTAAAAATGCAAAGCGAAGTAGAGAATTATATTGGAGGATGTGGAACTGACAGTGTTGTTTGTAAGGAATTTTCTAGTGAAGAGGGGCAGCACTATATTAACACGGACATTGTAAGACCTAAGAGAATGAAACTAAAAGAGTTTCCTTCGATTCATCCCTTAGAGTGGATGCGTAGCATATTAGAATTTACAACAGAAGAATATTATAATAATTATCCAATGCTAACTGAGATGGTAAACGCACTTCCTAACGAAACTCCCGAAGAAAAAGAAAGGAGAGTAATCTTTTCACAAGCGTGGGGTAACTATAGTCCTGCCGAGGATTACCCTCCATTATACGTAGTACCTCTACCTGAGTCATTATTCAGAAGTACTGAACAAGGAGGGCGCAATGTTTCACAGTCTAAAGTCGCACGGCCAAGCTATACGTCTAATGTAGGACCAAATTACCCGCGCCCACTACCCGAAGAAAGTATGGGTTTTAACTTGGATCAACGGAGGATATTTACCGAAATGTCCCGACCTTTTGAAACACCCCCTGATGAGGGTCTTCTATCGCAACTCTCACCCACCGGTGGGCGTATAAAGAAATACCCCATTAATTACCCCACTGATTACTATGAAGACACACCGATAAAAGAGACTGAAGTAGAGATTGGTCTAGTACCAGGCAAGGCTGATTATCTAGCTTTTGTGGAAGCCGGTGTACTAGGAGGGAAACGTTGGGATGACCCCAGCAGGGGAGGTCCCCGTTATGGTGAGTCGTATGGACCAGAACACTACAGAGGGGGAAAAAGTGCTAATACGCCCACATATATAATGATGCTTCCAAACGTCCCGGGTACAGAGGAATTGGTAGGGACATTCAATCAGCCCGATGGGGAATGGGAACAGACATTCAATCTGCCCTTTGGTATAGGATTTCACGAAGGATTCCACGTCATGCAAGAGATGGATTATGGCATCCGCGAAAATAACTTCTGGAGTTCCGATCCGGACCAGCAGAGAAAAGACTATTTCGAAAACCCGAGAGAATGGGGTGCATATACAGCTACTGCGCTGGTAAATTATAGGGATATGTTAGGAGTAAAGCCAGGGGAGCGTATAGACATAGAAGGATTTTTCGAATATCTAATGGAGATACTGGGAACAGGGAAGGATCCAGCTACTGGGCAGGAAGGCATGCACACTGAATATATTCTTCCTGCAATAGAGTCGATGCGAGAGATGATAAATTCCAGTTGGCAAGAAACTCCTGAGGGGGAAAAAACAAACCCGTATTTAGATATCTTTGAACACATGTTCACCAACACAGACGAATTAGAAAGCCAGGGCCGACTTTTAAAGACTCAGGCAGAACCAAATAGAGATGAAACACCCCAGTCGGGAGCTCATCCTAGTATGTTAACAGCTATCACTCAAACAGCCCTAGCCCATCCTGGTGTATACCATGAACTAGGAGTAACTGAAGAAGAGTATGAAACATTACAAAAAAAAGAGTGGGCTTCACACTATGAGTATCTCAAGAAGGTAGAAGGATCAATACTTAAACCAGCTAATCTATTTGGAGAACCCCACAAAACAGTAGGTATTGGTCACTACTTAGATGGATCAGCTTATGATCGAAAGGTTGTAAAGGAAGCATTGCCTAAAGTAGACTATGAAAAACTACGAACGGGACAAATATCCTTGGATGATGATCAAGCACTCGCGCTATTCAAGGTAGATGCAAGAGAGAAGTATCAATTAGCTAGAAGAATAACTACTGGTTTTGATACGTATTCAAATAACCTTAAGACACAGCTTCTATCCGCTACTTTTAGAGGTAGTTGGGTTTATTCTGATAAGGCAAGAGGACTATTAGCTCAAGGTAAATTCAAAGAATCAGCAGATGAATTCTTAGACTCTCAAGAATATAGAGATGCTTTAAAGCCTGATTCAAAAGAACCAGGAGTAGCTCCTAGAATGGAAGCAGTAGCTAAGGCAATACGAGATGAAGAAATCTACGAAGAAAAGGAGAGTAATTAGTGGCAAATAGATTATGGAATGTTGCACCGATAGATCCAGTTTTCTCTCATTCGTTTATTAACGAACATTACGAGGAAGAAGTAGGAGAACTAAATAGACTTAACAACGCACTTCCCTTTAAAGGCGTGACTCGAAAAGATTATGAGAACTTTAGTATGAGCGCACGACGTGATAGATTTACTGGTGAGTTAGTGAGGGGTCCCCTAGAGCTATGGGACTCTTTAAGACAGAGTGGTGACATGTATTTTAAAAGAGGATACACAGCTACTCACGCCGGAGCAGAACAGCTATCAGCTTCTTTGATGTTACGTACAGAAGAAGAACGCGAAAAACTAAAAGATACTAAGTATCTGAAATACTCAAGTGAGGGTACAGAGTTTCTTAAATCTTTTTCCGAAGGAACTGTATGGAACTTTGCCAGAATGACAGGAAGAACGTATACTGACTTAAATGGAAAAACTAGGTGGCGTGTTCCTATTGATCCATTAAACGGCATAGGTGACGGATCATGGGGTATGGCTGCTACTCCTGAAGATATATTTAAGCACGAAGCGCCCGAAGGATGGACACCTAAAGAAGCCCTTAAAGAAATGGAAGAAGTCGATCCTGATATGCTACAGAAGTATCAAATGTTTTTGGGTGGGGAAGAAGAAGTAAAGAAAATTACTAAGGATACTAGAAATCCTTATGAATTCTTTTATAGACTAAACGAAGAGTTACAGAATAGAAATATAGCAGAATCGTTAGCTTATCAGTTCAAACAAAACGAAGAAGCCGGTAAATCTTATATTAACTGGTATGAGCAATGGGGCAAAGAATTTTTAATTAGTAGTATTATTAACGATCCTGATATGGCAGGATCATTGACTATAGCTGCAGCACTTACGGTAACTACTGGCATCGGTGGCGTTATTGCAGAGGTAATTCATGCTGGCGCTAAAATAGGTAGGTACGGAAAAACGGCCGATAGGCTGTTAACTTTAGCGGCAGGTGTACATAAAGTAACAGCGATGGTTCCTAAGGGTGCTATGTTCTTACCAGAAAATTTAGGACCTAGTTTAATTAGGCTGAAGTTTGGCGCCCAAGCATGGAAAACTAAATCCTTTGTTAATAGGGCTGGGTGGATTACTCTTGGTAATATAGGAGAAGGTACAATTACCGGTGCACTAGCCGAGCTCTCTAATCAAACATTCCAAATAGATAAACAGAGCATGGATGAGTATCACCAAAAAGAAATCTTAAGGCAGGCTATGTTTGAAGCAGCTATCTCACCTATCATCAACCCAATGCTAGGAAGTGTTATGTTCCGTGTACCAAGGCTACCTTTATATACCATGAGTTTTATAAATAGGGGTATTGGAAAACTAAGACCTTCAGCCGGAGCTAGAGGTACTGCAGTAGGAAACTATTTTAAATCTATTGTGTCTAAAATGAATATCGATCATATAGGACAACGTATCCAAGGATCACGAGATGTTCTAAGAGCCGCAAAAGACTGGGGTCATATGCTTGGTCAAGACCCAAAGAAAATAGAAGCTCTTCTGAATGATGAGGGATTAGTACAGATCTTTGCTGCTATTATGAAAGCTAAAGGTATAGATGAATCCTTTACTATAGCCCACATTTCAGAAGCTATAGCCGACTTAAGAAAAGCACACGATGAAAATGTAAGGTTAGCCTTAGAAGAGGGCAAGCCCGTACCCGCTACCTTCTCAGAAATAGAGTTGGGTGCGATGTTAGCTAGAACCGTTCTAGCAAAACAAGGCTTGCAGCTTTCTCAATTAGACGGCGCTACTCAAAATCTAGTCGGTGATATGGGAATGAGGTTGTTTATTTTAGGAGAGAAAAAAAAGAAGTTTGAAGCAGATAAAATAGAGATGACTTGGGAAGAGTTCGCTAAACATATTGAGGATAACGATCCCGAGCTTTTTTGGCGTGAAGGTGTTCCTCAAGAATCTAAGAAATCTGGAGAAACTCTTTTTGAGGAACAGGTTGGCGGGAACTGGGGAGCTTTACCCTGGAGAGAAAAACTAGGATGGGCAATGTATGCTGATGATATAGCAGTTGATGCAGTCGCGGCTAAAAAAGAAATAAAGCTGGATGAGATAAATAAAATCTCTAATGAAGTTGACGCTATAAGAAACGATATAGTGCCTAAGACTGAGAAAGAGATAGACACAAAAAGGGAAGCTGAGGCGGCTACTACAGAAAACGTAGAGGAAAGATTAGAAGAAGTTAAGCATGACATAGATGGCGTTATACATGCTACAAATGATGAAAATGCTAAGATACAAGAAGAACTAGACAAGTTTGCAGACACTCTATTAGTATCGCCCGAGCCAGGTGAGACTGTTGCAGTAATAGATGTCACGGGCGACATAAAAGCCGAGATGCAAGCCAGATTGGAGGGTCAGCCGTTTACTAAAGAAGGTTTTACATTAGATGAGAACGGTATATTGTGGGACGATAGGATAGATGCTGAGGCCGTTAGTGAGATTAACCAGATTATAGAAGAGGTAGCGGGAGATGCTGTAGTAATTCGAGAGGTCGTCATTGATGATCTTAGTGATATTGACGGATTAGACGCTGCTGCTATGATTACTGGCATGGGTGTAGATAGTCAAGGAAATCTAGTATTTAAAATAACTATATCAGAGCATGTAGCTGGCTTGCTGGTACACGAAAGAGCAGACTTTAGAGACGCCGGTCGGCAGACTGTAGCACACGAGGTAGGACACGCAGTACATGATCAAATGACCGACGCCGAGATGAAAGAGTTTCTCGCTATTTTAGAGGCTGAGGGTATAGTTACAGATGCTATGAATCATGGCGACCTAACTCAAGAAGCCTTTGCAGATCTTTGGGCTATGTATATGAACCCTGATGCTACGTTCCATTTCGCTGGAATTAATCTTGAAAATCCGGGGATGTCTGCAAGACCTAAAGGACAAGAAGTAAAGAATAGAGCAGATATTCCTGCTATGATGCTAGCTTTCTTAAGAAAAATTAGAGACAGGTTAAGAATAAAATCAGCTAAGGCAGAGACTGCTGCGGCAGAAGCTTCTACAGTAACCCTAGAAAATCTGGATTCGATTCAACGCTTCGGAGTTTTATGGGATTATGCTGCAGCTAATGGCTGGGTAAAGGATACCCCAAGTGTACAAATGAAATGGGAGAGTAACTTTGAAGGATTAAAGAACCTCATTAAGCAGCAATTACAACGAAAATTAACCCCATCAGAACAAACTCCCGAAGAAGAGAGTCTACGTCGAAGGCAGAAAAGAAATATAAAATTCTTGAGAAGGTTAGATGTGCTTGGAACGCAGATAGACAAAGAACTAAGAGCCTGGAAGGAGTCAGAACACGGCTACTCCCCAGAGCTATTAGATGCGGAGATTCAACTAAACAAAGTAAAGAAAGAGCATTTAGATTTAATAAACCAGTTTGAGAAAGAACAGCCAGCATTACACAGCGTACAGAAAATATATAGAGAATCGCTATCTATCTTACGCGGTAAGATATTTTTCAGTGAGACAACTATGGGCGATCTCAAAGCTGAAGTCAAGGTAACAGAATTAGATTCAGCGGACGTGGTAATACTTAGGACTCTACTAGATAACCTACCAGCAAAGAAGAAGATAGTAGTTCCAAAAACAGCCCGAAGCGGTATAAATAACGCTGTTGTTATTCTATCTAACTTCTTAGCGGGCGATTCCTTAATGTCCGAAGTTAAGTTTAAGGTTATTCAAAAAGAAGTTAATCTTTATCTATCCCGTCAGTTCGAGGGGCTAGCAAAAACAATGGCTCGTACTAAGGTAGAAGATAAGTCAAAAGAAGTATTTGAAAAGTTTAGTGACTACAATACTATAATGAACGAGCTAATAGTAAAACGTATTCAGAGAACAGGGGATAGCATGCTTACTGCTGCTACTATACAAGATAGTTTAGCTTGGCAAGAGAGTAGCTATCGAACACTAGAAGCATATGGAGAAGCGTGGACGAAGATAGTAAACGGTCTTGATGCTGAAGGAAAAACTGAAATGGCTTTATCTACTTTACTTAGACACTTACCCAGAACAAGTAGATACAGAATAAACCAAACGGAACTAATAAACGTCGGTAAGCTTAGAAGAGACTCTAAGATAAAGACTTGGAAGGCCAAAGAGATCTTTCACAATGAGACAGGAAGAGCTCGTAAAAGTATTTCTAAATTAGATAGAAACGCTTTTGGAGATATTAGAGTAAACATAGGACCTTTAGACTTTGCTAAAAACTTTGCTCATGAGGTAACATCAGATACTATGTTAAATGTTCCCTTAACTGCAGACTTTAAAAAGAAAAACATAACACCAGGTACTACATTAGATGGATCTAAAGTAGTTATGGAAGAAACGGTAATGTCCTTTGAGGATTGGCGACATCACCTTGAACTATGGCATGCTGATCCAGCTGAACCCCATAATAAAACAGATGAGGGAGATGTTATAATAACAGGAACACAGTTATTAGCTAATCTAGATCCTGATTTTAGAGCAAAGGGTGTGGGACTTGCTAGTATGTTCAGGGGTGCTTTAATAAATCAATGGAAAACTATTGAAGACTTGAGACGTTTAAATACAGAGACACCTACTCTTAAGTTTAGGTATAAAGACGTAGCTACAGCCCTGAGTGAAAAGGCTGCTGCTGGTAGACTATTGTCTCATATAGAATCAAATGCTATAATTACTGAATTAGCTGAACAAGCGTTTCAACAGTTAGATAAACATAATAACCCTAGTCTATACAATGCTCATGATGTAGCTATAGAAGTAATAAATCAAGTAGAGAGCTCCTTTAAGAAAGCAGATAAGGCAGGATATGATATGTTCGGCTTTGTATTAAGATGGGATGATGAAAACGGCCTACCCGTACACAGTCCGCATACTGTAGATAAGGATACGTGGATATCCGCTGTTAAAAAACAGGTAGTTAAACGACTAGAAGTAGCTACTCACGGCGGTATTAAGCCCGATACTCTTAATAGAATATATGATATATTTGGTATACGGGAGCTAAAACCAGACGCTCAAACAAAACTATCTACTCCCCAGTATGAACAATTAGCTGATATCATGGTAAGCAATCTACACAGGACACGAAGAAATGGGCCGACTATAGATATAGCCGACTTTGGTAATGGCAATAGAGAGTGGCACTCAGCATACGATTTAGGGAATCAAATAGTAGATGCTTTTACTAAAGAAGAAATGTATACAACTAAGCAACTGTATGCCTCTAAAGATATACATCCAGATGCTCGGGGGTCAGAAGCAGAAGTAGGACCGGGAGAAAAGACAGCAGTTCAGCCACCGCTAGAAGGCGATCTTAACTTTGTTACCCGTAGATCTCTATGGGAAATAGATAGAATAATGAAGAACGGTCTCTTTAGAGAAGGACGAATAGCTTTTGTTTTAAATAGAGATAACTTGACTTCATCTGTGATAAAGGCTTACAATAAGGTAAAGGAAGAGGGTGGGTTTAGATTTCCCGAGGGAACTATACATGTATCAGATGTGATGCCTGTGTCTCTAATACCTTACGTACAGGGAGACATATTACAACAGCCTCCTATGACTCAAGAGCAAGTTAAAAAATACCTTCTTAATATTGCTCTCAATACACCGCAGCAAGCCAATACGATTGTCCACGATAAAATTATAGCAGCTAAAGATAATGTATTAAGGCTAAACCAAAAAGACGGAATGCCAATAGCTACAGAGTTTATTGGCATGGGTGGAGATTTTGGCTACCCTTACCATATGGTGGGCATGATAAGAGCTATGGAATTGGGATCAGTACACGCTAAAGGTCTTACAAAAAATTCTATAAACTTAGTAAGTAAACTACAAGCTGAGTGGCAAGAGAACCACAAGGTAGACCTATCTACAGAAGAGGGGTTAAATAAAGCTAGAAGAGATTTCTTTGATCATAGTACAGGACATGATATGATGTTCTCTGGTCGGTATCTTACTTTCATGCAAAGCCGTATGGGCGATCCCAAACTAGCTGAGCAAATGTTTCAAATCGAAAAAGCTGTAGCAGAGTTACTGTATAATGAAGATCTAGGTGAATATCAATATGATATAAATGTTTTACAAACAGAAACAAAAGAGTGGTATAGAGCTGGTACTCTTCATATATTAAATTTAATTACTGGCTTAAACCAAGCACAACGCAGCAGGCTAGGAGCTAAGGTTAAGCCACTCTTAGATATACTTCAGCCACTAAGAGATAACGATATTAATACCCTAGAAGATTGGAAAATATTTGAGGATAAAAATCCTAATGATCCTAAGGTAAGAGTTATCCGTGCATTCATGAAGTTACCATTGATGAGAGCTATGTATGGTATGGAAAAAGCAGGGTGGTTAAAGATTTTCAGAGATTCCGAAGGAACAGATATGCTTAAGAAAGTATATAAGACTCTGGAAATAGAATTAGATTCTACAGATATAGAACATATAGGAGATATCTTATTCCACGGAGCTATAGAGGGTACTGGTCAACTGATGTATAGAGCTTTGGGATTAGAGTATGAAGGAGAACCAGGAAAATCTCCAAAGGCAGAGGCTCTTAAGTGGATGGAGATGGATAGAAGTGCAGATACCCTACTAACTACAGTAAAAGATTTACTTAAGTCACATGGTACGGAACTAAGATCTTCAAGGGATTCTTCTGGACGAGAATTTAATAAGCTTTATCAATTAGATACTCATGAAAAATATCTAAAAGCTTCTATAGAAACACAAGCTAGTGTAGAGTTTAGAACTAATGAACCTACTGCTGAACAAATCAAAAAGATTAAGGACAAGTATGCACCTCTAAGAGAGATGGAAGATTTCTTAAAGCAAGACGATATACCATCAGACTTCGGTCCAGGACATAAGAGATGGAATGAGTATAAACAAATTCCCTATAAGAACTTGATGCCCGAGAGTCAGATAGGTGCCTTTAGAGCATTCACTACTCTTAATAGTAGCGGCTATAGAATAGCTATTAAGGCATTAGAGACTACGGCTAGGCATCTTGGGTTAGAGAATTTCAATGCTGATATTTTCCTAGGGCTAGAGAGATATGTTTTCTATCATAATATGCTTCCTAGTGAAAAAGCAGTTAGAGGCTTTGATACACAAGCTGGTAGCGGCATGAGTCCAATAGGTATTGGTATAGAAAAAGTACTTACTAATGAAGCCTTATTTAAAGAATGGGCTACCACTGAATGGGCTAAACTAAAAGCCGATCGAAAAGCTAAAGGCGATACCAGCCCAATGACGATTGCTGAATACGATACTTTAGTCCGGAAATATATAGCTCTTGATCCAGATAGAGCAGAGATCCTAGGCACACAAGAACTTGTAGACGGTGGCTTAATACAAATGTATAAAGAGAACGGACTAGAGTCTGTTGAAGCTGAAATTGAAATGCTAATGCTTCAGAACGAGTTACTATATCAATCGACATATGGTCCACCTCAGCTTATTAACTATCACTTAGAAGATGATATAGCAATACTTAATAATCAAACCGCTATGAACTGGTTTAAGAATACCGTAGAGAATGCAGATACAAGGGCAAGAGAAAAGGCTAATCAAGAACAACTATTATCTGATTCACAAAACAATGCGTATGCAGAGAAGATGTTAGAGTTAGTACAGCAAGCAGGTAATAACTTATTAAGATCTCAAGGACCTATTAAGCCTTACGTTAATACAGAGAGGGCTCGTTTAGACGTATTTCCAAATAACAGCGACCCCTTAACGATACTGAACCAACAACAGAAAGGTGTTAGAGCCTTTGATCCATTATACACAACAGTTCCTTATACGGATAAACCTAACTTCTTCTTTCTAAAACAGTATCATGAACGGAAGATGAGAGAAATCTCACACACACTAGACTTAATAGTAGACGAAAGTTCTAAAGAGCAACATGTACTTGACCCTAACGATTTAGGTTATCCTATGCCGTGGAAAGAAAAGGATATGCCTAAGCCAGTTAATACTGTTACCAATGACTTGAATAATATTCTCCAACGAACAGATATAAGTCCTAGAACTTCCGAACTATTCCACAGTCTAAATAACTTCGCTAAGAGAAAAGGTACTCTATACACCGATGCACTGAGTAAACTGGAAGACGCCTATCCTTATATGTATTTAACAATGAAGATGGAAGAAGCCAAAGATAATATAATATTAGCTAAACGTCGTTTCAGAACTGAAATGACTCCGGCTGAGATAACAGCTCTTAGGGCAGAGTGGCTAGGAGATCTTCATACCTTGAGCCAATTCAGTAGAGATACTAAACTAGCAGAGATAGGACCCCACGCTTTAGAAACCGCAGGAATGGATATAGCTTTTGCTAATGTTCCAAGCGAAGCTATAGCTATTATAGATCAGCTACAAAGTATCTATGCATCTGAAGATAAACCAAACGGTCTTTTATTTCAACCTACTATGTTACAGGGTCCGTTGAAGATGGGATTAACACCGGCTGATATCCGTATCCAAGCTAAGGATGATCAAGGTAATCCAACCGACGAATTAGTATATACAGATCTAGAAGCTAATCCACTAGCAAACCAGAACATGGATATGTCTATTCTTCTATTCGCTATAGAATATCCTAATTATATCAAACCTATTATAGACGAACATTATCCACAGTATTCTGATATAAAAACATTTGAAGATTGGACTCTGTTAATTGATCCTAAGCATAAAGTTGAAATTGAAGCCCTAGCTGCCGAAAGTGTTACAGGAGCTGACGGTAAAGGATTTGGACAAAGTATTGTATTCGATATGTCTATAATGGACTCACTACACGAAGGCAAAATAGATCCTAATAGAGTCCTTCTTACTATAGATGAAGCTAATATTGTTGAGGTAGACGGAGAACAAATTAACTATCAATTAAATCACCTACTAAGTAAAGCTGGCTTTGGCTTCTTTATGCAGAGTCCTTCGGCTATAAAAGGGAAGACACTTCAGATGACTATCAGTCATAGGGGTGCGCTTAAGATGATGCTAATGTTAGAGAACCACGCTCCCTTTAGACGTATGCGTGAATCTATGTGGGCTAAGATACCTTACGGTACTGTGGAGACAGCACTGGGTGAGATAGATATATCAAGACCAACAAATGAAATACTACGAGATAAGTTTGGCCATAATATGAGAGCATCACATGAAGATAATATTGAACTTCACGGAGCTCTATCAGTTATGGCAAAGACTGTGGGCGAAAAGAAACTGAAGCCAACATATGATCCTACTCGTGGCATGAAAGGTTCTAAGCGCTTTGCTATGACGGATTTAGATTATTATTCAGTCAATAAACTTGCAGATAGTGGATTAGTTAGGCCTTGGCTCGAATCACACATAAGTGTTTTATCTGAAGTTGTTACCTCAGCTAGAAGAAGCGGTTACGAGATGTTTCAAAAAGAACTCTTTACAGAGATTGATACTCTAATTGAAGGAGCTAGAAAGGGAGAACAAGAAAATATCGCTACGGCTATAGCGTTTAGTGTAATGTTCTCTCAAGGAGAACAAACAGGAAACTGGACACCAGACCATCAAATGATGCGTGTCTTTATGGATGAAAGAAACTTCAATGAAGGAGAAGTATCTAATGCACTAATGAAAGCAGACCTGCTCTTAAATAAGATAGCTAAAGCTACCGACTTAGATACTACATGGTTCAATAACCCAATCAACCTCAGAGCTCGTGCTTATATTCAAAATATGACTAAGGCTGATCTGGAAAACTTTACTGAGGGAGATAATACTTCTAAGCTAACAGGAATGTTTATAGAGTCTTTAGGTGAAACTCCTGACATAGGGCATTATGTAGTTAACGAGTTAGGCGATGCACTAGACTTATTGGGTGGTGAAGGAGTTAATCTTCATGAATCAGTAGACTATAGAGCTTGGTTAGAGGATAGGGAAAAGGTTATTAATGTTGATATAGAGACAAACTTATCCCAAGATAATATCAGTGTAATTACGTTATCTCAAAAAGATACTGGATTCAAAAATACTGTTCGGGGTAAAAAGGTAGGAGATTGGGTAACTCCTGACCAAGCTCAAGAACATCTTAACTTTCTTGAAGACATGCAGAACAAGGGCTATAAGGTTGCATTCCACAACGGAGTAAGCTTTGACACACGAATACTAGGCAACGTAGCTGGTTCTCGTCATTCTGATGCATCCATGCAAACAGCTGTACAGAATCAAGCTTCTCGTATAGCTATAAGAACCGTAGATTCTTTAGATAACGGAAGATCATTCAAAGGAGAAATGGTTGAGTATACAGACAGCGGTAAGATTCGTAGTAAAGGCAATAACTATTATGTTTCATTATCTAATCTTGCTAAGGCTTTAGGAATAAAACAAACAAAGTCTTTAGAGTTCGGCGGACTAGAAGCTGCTCTATTATTTGAGAGGGTTAGGGGAGAGACAGTAACACTAGGATCAGAAGCTAAGAAGGTGGGAATGACTCAGGAACACATAGATGTAATAAACAACACAACAAAAATGAAAGCGTGGAACAAGTTTAAGAAGTACGCTGAAGGCGATGCTGAGTTGGGTTATAAGGTGCTTTATGGTGATGGTGATGTTCAAGGCTTAGCGGATATTCGAGGAGAGCTAACTGTCGATTATGCTCCTGATCCTAAGACTGGAAACGAACGAAAGGTTACTCTAAACGTAGAAGAAATGATGCCTACTTGGCTACTCAGTCAACGAGAGAGTGGTAGGTTTCACGGTACATTATCTCAGTTTAGTGAATGGGAAAACGTCAACACTATAACGAGAGCTTTGTCTAATACCGACCATACCGCTAGGTCTATGGTTGGGTTTGAGGGCGAGTCTTTCTTAATAGATAATGGTGGAGAACAGTTAACTGTAAACGCTAAGCAGGCTAAGGCAGCTATAGGTTTAGCGATAGGAGAATGGCAAGCTGAGAAACACTACGAACCTACCTCATGGTTAGATGATGAGGTACTTCAGTTTACTTATAATAACGTAAAGAGCGCTAAGAAGTTCCGTGAATTTGCGATAGATAGGGATGATGCTCATCTAGAAAATCTTGGTATTACTATAGAAAAGCTAGTTTTAAATGAATATATAAACAATGAAGACGCTGTTATGTTTAGAGCCATGATACTTAGGCTTAATCAAATAAATCCATTTACAGTTAAAGATATAACAATGGAAACTATACAACGACTAGTAAAAGAAACGAAACCAGGATCAGCGGAGAGAGTTGGTGATTCTTATAAACTACGTATAGGTGAAGAAGCTACACAACTATTAGGTAAAACCGAAGGACATATGTCTGTTGTACAGATGTTTGCTCATGAATTGTCTCACTTAACCCGACTTCGTTTTGTAGATGAAAACAACGGAACTTGGCAAAGATGGTTAGCTTATGCAGAGAGTAATGCTGGTAAAGCCATGATGCTTAAACTAGTAACTCAATGGCACGGTGGCATAGAGACACAAGCTGTATTAAACGAAGTTGATGGCTATATAAGAGATCCCGAAGAATTTATAGCTGCCCAAACATCTTTCTTCTTACTTAACGATGTTCAACATATTCAAGCTGACTTTACCGCAGATGAGTATAAAGCATACTCAGAAAGTGTAGGTATAGTTACACGTATTATAAATAACGTTAGAGATATGTTCAGAAAAATCGCAGATGTATTTGTAGAGTTTGAGAAGACTGACTCAGATGCTTATAAAGAAATGGTTTCACTTGTTACCCATACACTAGGCTATAAGAATAAAGGTCATCTTAAAGCAGTTAGGAAAGGTCAAAGGGACGGCCAGCTTTATTGGATGGATAGAATTGAAGTAAATCGTAAGAAGTATAAATATTCTCTTGATGATCTAAAGACTATGGTCATTAGAGAAAAACAGTTAGAAAAGATACGAGATATATCTGGTATGTGGACTACAGAACAAGCTACTGAATTAGTTAAACTAAAGGAACAATTACAGTCAGCTGATGCTACTGATAGAAGTGTATTAGGCTTTACTAGAGCCGAGCAATCTGTAGCTTGGGAGCAGCTTACACACGAATTCTCTAGATTCGAGATCGAAGAAGGTACCCCAAGTGGGGAACGTATACTAGATATAGTAAGAGTTTTTAATGAAGGCAATAGTAAACAGAAGGCTCAAGCTATGGATTGGTTACTCTCTCAGATTCAAAAAATATATGGTTCAGCTATAACGGCGAAGAGTGGTGAGTTTTTCGCCATTGCTGCTAGGAAAGCCGAATCTATTCTACCGGGACTGGCTACCGATAGAATAAGAAGTATGCTAACAAACTTAATGGCCGCTAATACAGGAGCTCAGTATACTTGGAATAGCATATCTATTATGCCGGTACTGCTAACAGCTTTACTGGACGATGAGGTTGTTACTACTTTCGCTGACTTTACAAAAGGAGATACTCCGTCTGTACGTAGAACATTAGATGCCTTTAATAAGTATAGCGATCTTCTAAATGGAGAACAGGGAGAAATACTTAGTCTTATAAATAGTATTGGAGCCAAGGCTTTAGGAACAGGACCCAGTGAACACGCCGCTGCGTTAATGCAGCATATTAACGAAGCTGTACTAAGGGGTGCTCAGTCTTTAAGGGGAGGCGCACACTTTAATATCGATGAAGAAATACACCCTAGTGTAAGAAACCATCCTAAGTGGGCTGAGATTAAAGTACATATTCTCGGTGGTGAGTTACGGGGCGATAAAGTCTTCGGAATGATAGAAGCATATAAAAATCAGATAGAAGCTATTGAATCTAAGGGCATAGAGATTGGAGAGTTTAGTAGAAACTTTATACAAATAGCTCCATGGTATTTCTCAAAGAGTTTAATGGATGGCGATAATATGGATATGTTCTGGAGAGAAATGCCTATAGAAATAGATAATCATATACGGCAAGAGCTTGATAAAAAACACGCAGGTATTGATCCCTTATACTTCTTTCAAGCAGGACTCCTACCCAGAGTAGATACATTTTTAATGGCAGATCTAAAGCAGATGGAAACGACACACTTACACATGCTAAGAGTTATAGCCGGTCTTGTTAACAAGAGGGTTAATCCAGATGTTGCTCACATGCTTACGGATCCTGTAGATGAATTATTTGCTAGACTGGAAAGTGAAAATGTAACTGTTAATACTATGTGGAGAGAGGCTACTAGTAAAACTGTTGGTTTTCTAATGTCGCAGATGGGACGCCAAGATTATACATTCAAGCGTCTTGTTAAGGATCTTAAAATATATAGCCCTGATATAACTAAAGTAGAAATAAATGCTATTAGACTTGCGTATAAAAACGTAATAGGTACCGATGTAGGATCAAGTCGCTTGTCATCGTTACGTGCTTTAAATAATAAAGCTATACCCTCTAGTGTATGGGCTCCTGGCTCTTTAACATCAGCAGGAGTTAAAATGAAAACAGAAGGTCTTATGACAGCGGCTGATATGCATACTAGAAATATACTAGTACGAGCATCTGGTGGAGTTTACTTCTCTAACGATTCTTGGTCTATCCCTAGCGTATTAGATGTTGTTGCGAGAAATGACAAAATTAGATCAGTAGTATCTTTCGATACACCCGCTATCTCAGGAGCATTGCTTAGGGGCGTTGGTGATAGAATATTTGAACTTAACATGATGCACGAACTATTTGGGATTTATGGCGACTACAGATCTATTATAAACCTGTTTGCAGAAGTTGTAGATAAACCCTTTAGAGAGATAACAAATCCAGACGGAACACTTGTTAATACTAAAGAATTGCTGAAGAGTGCTCATATACTTCTAGATAAGTGGAGAGCCTATCGACACATTAAACAAGTACCAGATCATCAAAGTAGTATGGAAGCTTGGCTATTTAAGAATGCTCCTAACTTCGTGAAGATTGTATTTGGACCTAGTTTATCTCTAGCGTCTCTGTCTACCGAACATACTTTAGCTATGATGAGTGAGTTACTTGGAAAGAGAAGTATAGGCGGCTTTGCTAGACAAGCTCTAGGTCCGCTTACATCTCTATCAAAAGAAAGAAGAAAACGAATAGCGCGTAGTATGGCTAGTAGCTTAACCAGAATAGATAAAGCTTTTCTACCTGACTCTCAAATGCCAGCAACAATGGACAAGGCAGGATTTTTAGATAAGTGGTCAAGCCTTAACATGAGAATAGCCCATCATGTTCATGAGAGTATAGGAATGGCGCGGACAGAGAATATTAGATTAGAGATAGCTGATATGATTAAGGACGGTAAAATTGAAAACCTAATTAAACTAATGCACAAATCCGGTGACCAAGCATATCTACGAACAGATGAACTTTTATCTAACCCCGATCATCTTATAAAATTAGCACGAGAGGCAAAGATAGGTTCTGCCTTTGATACTGTTATAATCACAATGAATAAAACAGGTTTATTAAATATGGGTACCTTTGCCATGATGCAGCAAATGGTAGTTGAGAGTACTCAAGAATATAATAGATATTACGATACAAATGAAATGCTGATGCTCTTATTAGAGAATAAGAAAACTATGGATAATGATGTCTTCCGAATGAGAGAAGATATTATCCAAGCTCTTAGAGATGTCGAGACTGCTTATGTACACGATGTTATGGTGCAGGCTAAACCAATGGATACCTCTACTCGTGGCGGAATGATGGATTATATATTTGAGCTATTTAGAAAGTATCCAGTTCTCTTCTTCCTACAACACGTTATGAGAAAATCTAGTAGGCATACCCCGATAAGATGGGCTACTGGCGTTATGGCTTTGATGCTTCTTGATGTGTTATATATGATGTTACTACGTATATCTATGGGAAACCGCCCAGAAGATATAATTAAAGCAGCTGAAGACGATCCAGTAGGATTCTTTTTGATGTATGGAAGTCGTCTGCCGATATTTGGACGTTACGGCGGCCTTGTAGCTGAGGGAATTAACATAGCGTATTCAGGTATAAACAATCAAACGCCCGGTGCCTTTATACCTAGTGCTGCTATTACGGCTCAGACCAAAGGTATTATTAGAGCAGTAGGAGATCCTACTGTAGCTAACCTTATTAATGCTAGTAGAACAGTTCCAGGAATGGATCCCCTTATACGGATGGCTCTTATACACGGACTGGGAGGCAAGGAACTAGAGAAAAAATCTAAAGGCTCTGGTACTTCGCCTAGTAACCAACGTCATGCTACTTGGGGACTCAGCCAAGCCGATAGTCAGATTACTGATCTTATGTTAGCTACTGAGCTGGTTAAGTATCTTGATGTTGGCGATGAAGCACGATGGCTACCGCAGGTTGCGGCTAACCAAAGAGGTAACTTATTCTCTGCCAAACCTATGCCCGCTGAGCCCGCAGAAGCCCCTGCTGCCCCTACTATGGAAAGTGTTGGGGAGCCTAGTATGGTGTCAAGGATGGAACAGCCAGGAGGATCTAAATTAGCTGATCTATTGCAAGATAAGTAATAACGAGGGGCCCAGGTCATCTTGAGCAAGGAAGCTCGTACAGGCGATCCTAGGGCCCTTAAAAGACAAAGGAGAAATCCTTTGTTTTTTTCCACGGGAATCGACTATAGGGGTCACGAATTTATCTGGGGTGGTGTATGGATTAGCAGGGCTGTAGTGCCCCCCGTACCCCCCAGGTTGACGCCTGCCAGGCTGGTGGTATTCGTAGCAGGTAAAAAGGAAAATTATTATGCTTATAATAATAGGGATCGTAGCGATCATTGGCATCGTGGCAGTAGTACTCACTGTACTGAACTTGGACCATCCTAGTATGAGTCTGGAGGAGGACAGTGATGATCTACGCCGCCGTCATAACCAGAAGGTTCGTAACGCTGGTTATACAACGATGAAAATTCTCGTCGAGGACGAGGATCGAAAGTGCTGGTCGTGTGGGCATATATTTGGAACTGACGACTCCATGTGTTGCCGACACTGCGAGCACCCAATGGCGAGCGAGTAAGCCGAAACTACCGGCGTGAGCCTGGTAGTCTGTCGTGAGTGGTCTCACGGCACTGACGAGGCAGACCCTCAGCTCTCTGGTGCTTAGCACCAAAGGAATCCTTTATGAAAAAAGGAAAAAGTAAGAAAGGTAAGCCGAATCCTTCGAAGAGACGGCGCACTACGTTGCAGCGAGCCGCGGCAGAAGCCCGTACTCGCATGAACAAGGATCGTCGTATAGCACGTTCGATGCGTTTCAGCGGTAGCAAAGGTTGTATTCGTTTAACCGAATGGATATATAATAGCCGCCGAGACAGCTTAGTATCTCGAACTAATCGCAAAGCAATCGTCCACGTTCCTGCTGCATAAGTAGGATTCTAAGGGCATTCCACAACTAACTCAAGGCACTAACAAAAAGGAGACTTTGCCTATGATTTAAGGACTGCTAGTACCTATACTTCGGGAGTGTTACACTAATATCCTTTAATGGAGAATTTCTATTATGAAATCAAAAGATATAAAGACCGCATCAGAGAATGTGGCATCAAAGCTAGCATTACAGCGAGGACGCCTACGTTCTTTCTTGTTCCACAGAGGTGGAAAGAAAGTAACGGGCGTGGCTGTGGACCACCTCCTTGGTCTGACCGAGGAAGCATTGTTCGACAACGGTATCGTCGTGGACAGTGACATGCTCAACGGAGCTGTCGCCCAAGGCGTTACTACAGCAACTCGTAAGATACTACATAAGAACCTATTGACCGAATCTTGGCAGGCTCGTCGTGACGGCAACGTCTCGACAAACCCTATCGAGTTGACGGGATACTGGAAACCGATCGTCTCACGACGTGACAACCTTAAGCTGCCCTCTGAGTATAAGGACTTTATGCAGTATCAAAGTAATATAGCAGTTCGTTACAACAAAGACATGGTGACTGCCCTAGTCGCATGGCAAGAGAAGTTTGGTCCTGATGACAAACTTGTTCTCTCTAAACGAGATCTTGAGACCATCAATAAGGTAGGGTACGTAGTTATCTACCAACCTTACTACATTGCATGTCGCGTTGCACGTATCTACCAAGGCACACAGGGTGCAGGTGGCTACACTAACGGCAAGGGGGTACGCTATAGTACTGAGTTCGCTGAAGGTCGAAAGGTTAATGGCAAGCAACAGGCACAATTTATGACTCACATAAAAGCTGAGTATAAGTATAAGAAGGCTCATTCAAAATTCTTAGGTGACAATACACTGGCTAACCGTACTGCGTTCTTACGTAAGTATGGTAACCCTGGTTTGTTACGTGCGTGTCTCGAGCTTATCTACATTGCTGAGACTAAGAAGTCAACGATGATTATCTGGCAAGACGTGCACACCTCATTAGTGTGTCATATCTATGCTATGTTGCGTCGTAAGAACTTACGCAGTATTGTAGACATTAACCATCCAAAGTGGTTCAATCGTCATGATTACTACATGAACAACATGTTAAGTAGCTCTCTCGATAGCGCTCCTTTCTTTCGAGCATGTACTCCAGGACAACGTGCATTGTTTACTAAACCATCCTTTGTACCGTTTGGTCACGGAGCTGGTGCTGACTCTTGTCGGTACTCTGTACTCAACACAGATGATATGCACTGGAATGCCGAAGCTCCAACGGAATTGCGTGACACTATGAGCTTGAACGAATTGGTTGACGCCATACGTACAGGCACTAAGCAGGTCCGAATTCCTGAACAGTTCAAACTTGCTCTTCGAGCAGCTTGGCCTGGTTGGAGTAAGAAGAAAGCTATTACTGAAGATATGTACAAGGACAAACTTGTTATAATCTTTGATGATCTTAAGACTGTGTTCGCTGGTTCCTACAATCCATTAGTTCGGTTTAATAACCGTGCCGTATTGGTGAAAGAGGCATCAGATACTATAGGCAAGCTACCACCTTCATATACCAACAGGTTTGGAATGAAGCTCGTGCAAACGAGATGGAAGCGAGATCCTAACAGCTCACGCACTATTAAGAACAAAACCACTTTAGCTGGTGTTACTCCCACGCCATTGGATGTTACCTTCGATAAGCGAGTCGCCTGCACAGGCAGCGAGTTCGCAGTCAGTATGCCTCACTATAAGGATGCTGAAATGAATGTCGGAATCGGTAATGAATTCATCCAAGCTGATAAAGACTGCCTAAGTATCCACGATGCTTGGGGTGTACGGCTAGAAGACATGGACTTCTTAATTGAAGTCAGTGCCAGACAGTTTAGATACACGCATGAAGAACCTATGCTTAATAGCATGGGGTATGAAGTGCCTGCAACTTTACCACACCTTGGTGATAAATTCCAAATCGTTCGTTAATAACTAGTACGGAGGGGGAGGCCATATGTTTGGTCTCCCCTGATGTACGCAATCAGGAAAGGGATTTCTATTATGACTAAAACAAAGAAATCAAAGTTACGCTGGGCCTCTCTTATATATCCAGCATCTATGGCTGATATATCAGGTCACTGTATTCTTGTCTTCGATACGGAACTTAAGAATTATACCATTAGGTTCCTTACCCATGATCTTGACCCTAAGCACATGTATTACTCAGGTGTTACGGAAGAGGTAATTGGTGTAGACGGCAACAGTATTACTAAAGGTGAGATTGGTAATATATGTAATAGAATCGGCTTACGCTTGAAGCCTCGCTTAGAGATAAATACTTTCGATGTGAGTGAGTATTATACCTTACACTACGGTGATGAGGTGATTGCTACACACAAAGGAAATAAGATGTCTGTCTCTATTACTGGCAGAAGTACCGTTTACTTCGATGATGTAGGAGAGCCTATTGAAATCACAGTAAAAGGTAAACCTGCTGTTAGCTTAAAGGCAGCTCGTGCCTCATGGTGGAGCGAAGCAAAGAATTATCCAGCCATACACTGGAAGGGTGATTTAGCTGTGCTTTGCGTTGCTGATGAGATCAACATCGATGTTGATGATGATGATGATGCTGCTTGATGACTCGTCTGGGCGAGTATAAATAGAACCTAAGCCTAGAGCGTCCGACCCTACGGGGTCGGGGCGTTTCCCCTAAGTGGGCCTATCTACCATGATTTTTTATGAAGGGTGTACCCCGTTCAAGATACAGCCGTATAGGTGTGTAAGGGCTGTATCGCAATAGGTGGGTTAAGAGAACAAGGGTGGATATAATATAGGGTATACCTAGGTCTTAGGGTATACGTAAGTATAGCCAGGAGAACCCTAGGGTTCCAGTACAGGGCAAGCCGGGGGACCTTAGGTCCGCGGCTTGCCCCATCAGCCAGAAATTATGGTCAAGTTCCCTGACTGGCAGGTAACAGTATCATAATAATCACCCTATTAGAAGGAGAATATCATGCCAAATGATAAACTTACCCCTAATGACGTGGCGAAAGCCGAAGCAGTCCTTAACGGCAAGGGTTTCACTACCGTAAAGCGGTACACAGACCCTGACACCATGGATTTCGATGAGCTGTGCTTCACTCTTAACAACAAGAGTGCTATCGCAGCAGCAACGAAGGCTATGAAACGTAAAGGTTGGACCTCGCATCCGTATCTTACACACATTAAAGCGTGTGAGGCGAAGCTAAAGTCCTTACTGGCTAACGGTTAAAGCCCGCATTCAACGGTCCCCCAGGCGGGGGGCCCTTATATGCTTGCTTTTTTCTAAGTAACAGCAACACCCTAAGCTTACAGGGGTGTAGCTCTTGAGCTATGCAAACTTCAGCAGCTCTCAGCTGATATCAAAGAGAGACAACCCACACTGGGACCCATCAACTGTGGTCGGGTGTGTACCCTGTTCAACAAAGGCGTTCGACAGGGCATGTTGTCATGGACATCCCATGTAACCCCGCTTTACTTATGTAATGACATGGCGAGGTGTCCGTGACAACATGAAAAACCAAGGTCGCTCCTTGGTCGGTGAGTTGGCACCTGAATACCATCATGGTAATGCATTACTATGATGGGGCTAGAGGGCTTCACTCGTTCTAATAGAGTGACATCGATATCTAATAAACTAATGCACGACGGTGCAGTTCGTGGCTGAACAATCTCTTCAGTAAGGAGATAAGGCACACAGTAGACCATGGTGGTCTGACCAATGTACACAATGTATGAGGTCATCCTCGTGACTGAGGATAAGGTGGTAGGTGGTTGTAACAAATAATATTGCTCCTCTGCCCTGTAGGTAATAAAAGAATCCTACCGAACACAAACAACAACCTTGTGAGACATGCACGGAGGTGTGTAGTCCTAGGCTACCTAAACTAGATGCCCTCACATTGTAGTATAACCTCTCGTCTCGTCCACGATACGGACACAATATACTTAAGGAGGTATCATATGACGATACACACTACAGATTTCCCCAAAGAGGGAGACAAACCAGTACTTCAGTTCGTTACAGGCTTTACCTGTGACCACTGTGGTAGTACAGACGTAAAGGAAACAGGGCTACGTAAGAGTAGCTTTGGTCAGTGGTTAGTAACCAAGTGTGGTAACTGTGATGTTACTGTACTGTATAAGACAGAATAAGGAGATCATATATGTGTAGAAAAAATGTAATCCCTAACGGTATGAGATATGATTACCGAGAGGATCCTAATCTAAATGAGTTACAACTAGCTCATATCAGGGGAGAGATAAACCTATATGATTCTATTCCAGCTACTAAGCAGGACTGGTATCATGATAAGAAAGGTAACAACCACTATCCTATAGAGGGTACTAAGGTTGATGCTAATCTGCCACCTATATATCTTCAATGGAAAGATGATTATAGAAAGCGGATAACTAATGCCAAAAGATAAGACACTGTCAAATCTGTTGGCATCTTACTATAAACAAGCACAAGAACAAGGCTTGAATACTCGTGAGATAAATAACAACCTAAGTAATGTCAGCAACGTAGCTGATGTACGAAGGTTACTACGTAAACTTGGAGATTCGTATGAACGAACAAGAAAGAAATGAAATGCTTGAATTATTACATGCATTAAAGAATAGCATGGATGATTTAAAGAACGATGATGACGCTACCTTAGATGGTGCTGTCTCCATTAATATAGATGGAGAGCTTTGCATTGAGGGTCATGATGGTTTCGGAAATTGTGGCGCTTTGCGTATCACTGTTGCTGATGATGATAGTTATAGTGTAACTTTAGAAGGTGGCTTCAGAAAAGGCAAACGTTTTGAGACTAATATATTCCTTGGAAATATTAAGGATGTTGTAGAGGCTGCTGTGGTTCTATCGCAAGCGGGGTGGGATTACTGTGGTATAGATAAAGAACTTATCAAGGGTGCTATCCGACAAGGTTGGCGTGACCCTATCGAAATTCGTGCTTTTATTACAGACCAAATGATTGCACACTCGGCAGAAATGGAGTAACTAATGGGACTAGATCAATACGCATACAGTCGTGAGGCTGTAGGAACAGCGGACTATCAATGGCGAAAGCACCCTAACCTACAAGGTTGGATGGAGAGACTATGGCGACAAAAGTTCGACCTCCGTCCAGACGAGGGTGACTTCTGTTGCGAACTAGAGTTATTCAAATCGGACATTATTAAGCTGATGGCTGACATCCAAGCTGGCAACCTGCCTGCGACCGAAGGATTCTTCTTTGGTGATGATGCTGATGAATACTATCGTAAACAGGACATGGAGTTCTGTGACTGGGCACTAAACGAAATCGAAAATGGACGAGAGGTATACTATGACTCAAGCTGGTAAACTAACTGACCCTAACTTTGCAGTAGACTCACATGGTGGGTACTGTACGGTTAGGATAGCAGACTCACTCAGTGTGGTGGTCATTAACAACATCTCGTCAATCGAGGTGGAGATATACCGTAACACTGAGGACGATGCACCCATAGAAACAATGCAATTTCCTAAAGGAGATTACAATGATACAATTAAATAAAGATGAGTGTGAAAACCTACTCGATGCCCTTCAAGAATGGGCTGATGTCGTTGGTTGTAAAGACTGTGAAATCTATAGAGATGACGAGATGTATGACCCTGATAACGAGG